ATGAATGTAACTCATGTCACGCTCATCAAAGGGCTTAGATAGAACGTGACGTTCTACAGCACCCATCAAACGAGTTTCTCTCTTACTCGTATTAAGGAATGCCTTTAAGTCTTTGCTGGCGATAGTCTTAGGTTTTGCCATACTTTCTGCCCTCTTTCTCCAACCACTCATCAAGAGTGATCCCCTGTTTCTCATACTTGCGTTGAGCGGCATTACGTTCTCGGTGGGACATACCACCAAAGATTCCATGAAGCTCATTATTCATTATAGCCTCCTTTAGACACTCTTGTCTAACCGGGCATTCTGGCCTGCCATCTGTACCCCAACAGATTGCTTTGGCCCTATCAGCTATAGGCTTATATAAAGCTTTGTCTCGTGGTGGAAAAAATATCTCTGTATCTTCTCCCTGACACTTTGCTTCATACCGCCAAGTCCAGCTGGGGTCATCGCTGTAACGCACTACTCACCTCTTATTGAATTACGTAATTCAAAGAAATCCTCCTCTAAAAGAACAACGTAATTCTCACCATCAAGGTGAAGCCCTAGTACCGGAGTGCGGCTATCTAGGATGGCTTCCTTTGTAATCTTTTGAAGTACCTCTGACTTAATAGTCACTGACTTCTTTCCAGTCCACTTGTGCTCGATAAGGAGATCATCACTTCTGACATCTCCTTTACGAGACCAAAATGCACCAGAGGCGGCACTGCGCTTGCCACCTACTGCTTTCTCTAAACGCTTTTCATGCTTTAGAGATTGCTTTTGTCCTTCACTCTTCATCCGGTACTTCCATCATTAATGCTGGAGCTACCTTAAGAGTATCCATTACTGCCTTACTAATTTCTTCACGTAGATCTACCTCTTCACGAAGTGAGTCAATAAGTGCCTGAGCACCCTGCCACTTACGGTCTGCGTAATACATCCAACCACCACGACGCTCTACTATACCATTTAGAATAGATAGGGCCACAATCTCTTTGCCTGTGTCGTAGCTACCAGCATCAATTGGACCACCTTCTGAGAAGTAAAAGTCTAAATAAGCTGTCTGCTGTGGTGGATAAGTCTTATTCTTAATTGTGCGAACACGAATAGTTTGACCTACTCGGCGCTTTTCTTGTCCCGTACCAACCTCTAGCCAGTCATCACGCTTGACTTCACAACGTACACTATAGGCATAGTCTTTACCAAGACCACCTGGGGTTGTGCGAGGATCGCCATGCATAACACCAATCTTCATACGATACTGATTAATCATAATTCCTAGGATAGGACGCTCTGACTCAATAAGATCACGCTTTGTAGCTGAGGCTACTTTTCTGAAGAACTTGTTCGTGATGAGGGCTCCACGTCCCACAGTGAATTCTTCCATGTGCTTTTCGTCTTCCGCTGAAGGAACGAGAGCGGGGAGAGAATCAATAACAACCATGTCAACAGCTTTGCTTTCCATGAATTGGATAACGGCATCAAAAGCATCCTCCATACTATTTGTTTCAACTAAAATTACACGCTCAGTATCTACGCCACAAAGCTCTGCGTACTCAGGATCAAAGTCCTCAGCAGCAATCCATACCGCTGTGAACTCAGGGTTCTTTGCCTGGTTAGCAGCAATAGTACGAAGAGCAATTGCAGTCTTACCGTGAGAAGCTTCGCCTACAAGCTCTACCCAACGATTCATAGGCCAACCGCCACCAAGAACTACGTCTAGTGTGAGTGAACCTGACGGAATACGATCTGGCAAGTTTACTTGGTTAGCAGTAACTACTGTACCTGCACCAAGCTTCTTATTAATGTTTGCTACAACCTTTAGTGCATCTGAATTAATTACTGCCATTACCCGATCCTATCTACGATTACGGTGGGATTAAACCCACCACTTTGTCCGACTTGTTTTGCTGCTGTTACTGGACCATTGCCTGTACCTGAACTAGAAAGTCCTGATCCTTGTTGTACGATGGGATATCCACAATCATAACAACGTGGACGTCCTCCGGTTGGAGATGCCATATAATTTCCTGAGTTACATCCTGGACAACGGTCAGCAGACTTTGCACTCTGTGCCCTAGTAACTAACTGATCTTGATTAGGATCATAACTAACTTGGGTGTTAGGTGCACCAGGTGTTGCTCTGTATACATTTCCTGGGGGTGGTGTTGTTGCAGGAGTTGGGGTGGAGTTTGGAGTACCACCTAACTTATTAGCCCACCAATTACTATTACTCATCATCTACCGCCATTGATTTAATTAACCCGAGACTAAATAAAGTTGATACGCAAGAGATAGATGAAGATAGGGCAACAAGCCTAAACAACCTAGTCAGCTGCTCTACATCTTCTATGCCTAGCTTATCTAACTCACCGTACTCTTCTTCTTCATCTTCAATCATATAAGCTGATGCTGCAATCTTTGCAGCAATGTCTGCATGTGAATCTATAAAAGGAATCAACATAGCAAACTTTTCTAAACGCTTTTGACTCTCACGCTCTTCCATCTCTGCAACATCATCTGAGATAGGTGGCAGCCCCATAGCTGCGGCAATATCTTCTGCTGGCATAAGCATAGTGTCATAGATTACTTGACGAATTAAAACTGGCAAGGGAAGTTGAGTAACTTGCCTACGTTTCTTTACAGGTTTCTTTTTCTTCCAGAACACTATTTGGCTTCTCCCCACCGCTGCACAGTTTTTACATCTGCGATCATGGGGATATTAAGTGCTTTAATACCTTCCATAGCTTCTCGAATTGCTTCGGCTGTTTCCTCAGCTAAATGATCTGGGGTAACAGTTACTAGTTCATCGTGAATAGTCAAGATAAGACTTGCCTCATCAGGGATCAGCTTATGTGCCCTAATCATAGCAAGTTTTATAAGATCTGCTGAAGACCCCTGGATTACCGTGTTAAACGCCTGACGTTCGGCCCTAGAGCGTTGCCACATAACGTTTGACCTAAGATCTGGCAAATACCTACGACGCTTTAGATAGGTCAATGCGTAGGGAATAGGGGCACGTCTACGGCAGTCCATGATGACCTGCTTCTTGTACTTAGCTACAGATGGAAACTTAGCCATGAATTGATCTAGAAGATTACGAGCTTCATTAACTGATACTCCAATAGAGTCAGCAATCTTATCCGGCCCAACGCCGTACATCATAGCTAGAACTAAGGTCTTAGCTGCAGAACGATCTACTCCAACGGTATTACCGATGGTCGTGTAGATATCAACACCTTCAAGATAAGAGTTGCACATAATCCTGTCGCCACTAAATGAAGCAAGAACACGAGGTTCAATCTGAGAGTAGTCAGCTACAACAAGCTTGCTACCTTCCGGTGCAACAAATAGGTTACGAATAGCCTTACCATTAGCTGTACGTGGGTTAGGCACATTCTGTAAGTTAGGGTTACGACTTGAAAAACGACCAGTCTCTGCACCATACTGAATAAAGTCTGTGTGGATTCTTCCACGAAGTAGAAGACTCTTTTTAGCAACAGTCTTAGACTTGCCCGCCAAAGTACGAGTAATATCTCCACCAAGGTATGGAACTACATAAGTAGTTAACAGCTTGTTAAGATCTGAGTAATTAAGCATCTCATCTACTAAAGCATCTTTACCGGCAAACATCTTAAGTGCAGGTTCTGCTACAGAGAAGTCAGACACTGTAGGATTTGATCCGGCCTCAATACGTTTTTCTCCGGCAGGAGTTAAGACTTTAGGCTTAAGACCTCGGCCACCTTCTGTCTTCTTAGAAAACAATATGCGTTGCTTTTCAGGAACACTATTAATGTTAAAAGCTTTACCAGCAAATTTATAGATATTAGCTTTAGTAGTCTCTAGCTGTAGTTCTAGGTTGGCTTTTAACTTTCCTAGTTCATCTACGTCAATGTCTGCACCACGAAGTTCCATAGTACAGATAACCTCAAGCACATCCATCTCAAGGTTAAACAACCCACGCAAGCTATCGGTGTCAAGCTTATCAGCATACTTATTCCATAGCTTCCAAGTCCACTCAGCATCAAGTCCGGCGTAGGTTGCAACCTCGTCAAATGAATAAACCTCTACCTCTTTACCAACACCTTTAACCATGTGGTAACCGAACTCACGCTTTAAGCAGTCATCAAGACCAAGGTTAAGTCGGTCTTGAGTATTAAGAATAAACGCAGCATTAAGGGTACATGCAAATGGCTGCGCTGGGAGCCCACCAAGATACTTGGTAACGCTCTGTAGATCGAATTTAAGGTTGTGTCCGATCTTAACCATGTCACTAAAGAACAATGGCTTTAGTGCTTTAAATACTTCACCCGGAGTTAATTGCTCTGGGGCCTCTGTAAAAATTTTCTTAGCCTTACGCTCATCCTTGCTGTAATCAGAAGGACGGATAGGCAAACCTTTAATAATTCTGTCCTGGGCAGAGGGGAGCAATGGATACTCTGTACGAATATAATCTCCATTTGGATGGCCCATAGGAATAACATCCACACGGCCTTCAGTAGCCAATGCGATCCAAGTGATTATGTTCTGGCGTGGGTCTCCTCTGTGGTCTCCCACAGTTTCCACGTCAAATACAAAGGCGTCCTGTTCACTGTAGTAAGTGACAAGATCCTCTAATTGCTCTGTTGTAGTAATTATATTCATTGCTCTCCTCTAGGTAGTAGAGGGGCCCGTGAGAAAGGAGGTAGACCGGGCCCCTCAACTTAATGGGTTTGACTAGTTGCTAGCTGCAATCTCTCGAGCAATCTCAGCAAGTTCAGCCTTAGTGGACGTGTGGAGAGCATCAGGTCCGAGTGGCTTCATTGTCTTGATTAACTCAGCTGCTGCAATAGGATCAATTTCCCATTCCTCAGCGAGGTCACGTTCCTTAACAGGAACGATGGAGTAAGAAGTCTTGGTGCCTTGACCAGACTTACTTACTGCCCAGTAGAGGTCAGGACGATTGAGTGGACCTGTCTTCGTATTTGAAGCAAGCTTCTCAAGCTGACCACATAGACGAACCCCGACAATCATTAGTTGGAGTTGTGGGTCTTCATCAGAAAGATTAAGAACAGTAAACGCAAACTTTTGGTCTGGCTTACTACCCACTGCAATTAGTGGATCGTCCTCACCGATACTAATAAATGACTTTTTACCTGGACGGTTAATCCAGTGCTGCATGAACACCATTGGTTCATCCGAGATGAATTTGATTAGCTGAACATCTTCGTCAAAACGGAAATCCGTAGCGAAGGTTTTTGTTGACTTGGCTACAGCCTTCTTGGCTGCACCCCAACCTGACTGAATTACAGATGAGTGTGAAGGAACTTCGTTCTCATCTTCTTCTACGAACAGGTCTTCCTCAACTTCTGGAGCTGAGTATGAATCTACGTTAGGTAGATCTTTTTGTATTTTTAATGAAGCGCTCATGGCTTCCTCTCTTTACTTGGCTGATAGCTGAGACCCAGAGGTCTTTACGCTAGGTGGTTAGTTTGTTTCTTGACTATGAATTGTTTTCCAAGACTCTGCCAGTTCAATAGCAAGATCTGGATAGCGATTCCAGTCAACTCTAGGTGCCCCGATGAGGCCTCTAGTTTGGAAACTTTTGATAGTAGACTCGATCATAGCTTTGGAATACATCCGCCATCCTGGCTTCTTTACTCCGTCTACAATCATAGACTTGAGTCGGTAAGGTGCACGTGGAATATAACCTTTTCTTTCCCATAGTCTAACTGTCACTACCGGTCTTCCCAGTGCTTGGCACAATGACCCAACACTGTAAAGCTCTACCGTCTTTCCATTCGGTAGTTTTTTAACCTGTGGATTTGCATCCCAGGAACTTTCTTCTTTTGTTACCTTTGGCTTAGCATTTGGATCTACAGGACGACGCTTTCTTTTAGACCCTGGATAGTAATCATCCAAGCTGCCAAAGAATTGATCTACCTTGTCTTCCATAATTAAGCCTTGCTAGTAAGAAATGCGTATGACACTTTCTTTGGAAACATCTTATCAACTTCTTCTTCTGTGATAAGACCTTCGTATAGACATGCCATTACCTCATCTTCTTTAAGTACCGGCATCATAACAAAGCAACGCTCAAACAAACCTTTTTCTTTAAGGAGTGCTGTAGCAGTGTCTTCATCTAAAGATTGCGATACTTTGCGTTGACGCTGAAGTGCTGCAAATCCGTCTACTTCGTGGGGTAGACGGAGCCACAGGTTCCCCTTTTCGTCAGGCTCACCGATAGTATCAACAAGCTCTGACAAGTCTGCCTTGATTGCATCACGCTGCTTAGACATGTCGTCAATGCGACTACGTAGAGATATAAACTCAGACACCTTAGGCATAAAACCTGGGTCTTGTGGATCTGGACGTTCAATAACAGTTGGCATTTTTCCTCCTGTTAATATTCTATAGGCAAATCCTTAGGAATGCAAATCGCCAATATAGGCCTTGAGAGCTTCAATAATCACGTCTGTAACGGTACGCTCTTCTATGGCAGCCTTCTCCTTCACAGCCATCCAGAGGTCGTTAGACACACGGATAGTGCGAGTCGGGGTCTTAGGTGCGTTAGGCATAGTCATAATCTTATACCGAAACCTCAGATAGGAAAGCCCTAAGTGTTCCCGCAGTAAGGTTTACCCCGCCCTCTGTATTGATACCTTCACCATCAATAATTGCATTAGCTATAGACATTTTCTGAACTAGCATAGCGTGCTGACGTTCTTCAATGGAACCGCCCATTAAGAAATCTTGAATTACAATTGAGGGCCAGGTGCTAGATGCTCTTCTGATTCGTCCATTACGTTGAAGTGCGAGTCCGGCATTCCATGGAAGGTCGTAGTTAATGAGAAGATTAGCTTGCGGTAAATCAACACCATAACCCCCAGCGTCAGAGCTGACCAAAATACGACATTCCGGATCGGTTTGGAACCAGACTTTAGATTCTTCTTTTTGTTTAGCATCCATCTCCCCCGTATATTTTGCTGATGCATACCCTAAATGTTCTTGAATTAACCAAACCATATGTACATAGCTGGTAAAGATAACTACTTTATTTCTTTCATCTTGCTCTAAGAAATCGTCTACGTATTGTTTAAGTGCAGAAATCTTAGGATGTTTATTAAGCTTATCTAGCATTCCACGTTCTTCAAGCTCACCTACATAACCTGAAGTAGTAGCAGAATGTTTTAACAACTCTGGGTGATCAGAAAGCATACGTAACGAAGTAAGCTTAGACATAACCTTACCCTTTAAAGCATCCATAACATCATTAGTTGTTTCTCCAGTGTAATGAGAAAACAAATCAAAACCGGAACCAAACGATTCTACAGCCTCATCTAAATCATTAAGAAGTTCCCTAGCAATTTGGTTATAAAGTTTAGCACCTGCGCTGTCAAACTCTACTAGAATAGGTTCAGCAAAAATAGTGTCTGGAAGATATGGTGCTACATCGGGGTCTTGTTGACGTTTACGTACAGAAGCGCCTGACATGGTTTTAGCAAGGGTAGTAAGATTACGATAGCGTTCTACGCCACCAAAGCGATTACGCACAATAAAGGTCTGGTCAAATAGATCAAAGCGTCCAAGTACTTTAGAATCCACAAACTGCATAATGCTATAAAGCTCTTCCGGCTTACCGTTTTCAATAGGGGTACCGGTAAGGGCAAAACGTATTGGGCTAGTTAATTTTTTGACGTGCTTTGATCGTTTTGATCTAAAGCTTTTGATAGCTGTTGCTTCGTCACAGACGATGAATCCTCTGGCAAGCTTTGATACAAAGTCCCAGTCGTTAACAACTTGCTCGTAATTGAGAATAACGTAGTCAACGAGTGAATGACCCCAGTCGAGGGCGTCGACATATTGCTTTTCTCGTTGCGCTTTGGATCCATCAATGACCAAAGGGTTTGCAGCACCATCTGTAAATTTCCTAATCTGATCTGCCCACTGATACTTGAGTGAGGACAAACAGATAACTATACCAGGCTCTGTGATAGATCCTGCATCTTTTAATTCCTCAATTGCAGCAATAGTTAACACAGTTTTACCCAGGCCAAGGTCATAAGCCACAAGCATCTTCTTGCGGTCTGTCATGGCCTCTACAGCTTCTACCTGATAGGGAAGAAGTGTTCCAGTAAAACTCACTATCCAACCACCGTCTTTCTTACACCGCACTTGCTGCAGTAATGGTATGTGTTTCCAGTAAATGGGCAGCTAATACCATCGCTATAGGTATGCCCGGTTTTTTTACAACGCCACTGTTTAAATGCTTTAATCATATAAATGCCCTCTCACCAAACACTGAATGCTTTGCATTCTCTATACCCATTATAACCTGTTCTTCGGGCATATCGCCAATGTCCTTGTAATCCCAAGCACCTTCGTAGTTAAAGAAGAAACACTCTAGGCCTTCTTTCTTTGTACGAGCAAGCATATCCCTAGACGCTTTTTCACCAGCTGGGTCAATCTTTGGATTATCAAAAGCAATAATTAATTTATCAGCACGACGCATAAGATCTACTTGATCCTGGCTAATAGAAGCACCAAAGGTTGAGACACCGCCTTCAATTCCCAATGACGATAGTTTTACTACGTCTAGTGGGGACTCAACTATGATCATAGTGCCACTGCTCCAAACATCTAAACCAAATAAAGTTTTAGACTTCTGCACTCCGGTAGGGCGGTTTCTAAAGTAACGATTTACTTGACCCTTTTCCTGCCAACCCATAAGCTTATTGTTTTCTGGATTGCGGATAGGAGTAATCCAACCCTGCTGATTGGCATCCCACTTAACAGAGTGTTTAGCACAGGCTTCAGCAGTTAAACCCCTAGCTTCTAATGCCCACTCAGGTGGCTCTACAAATACCGCAAGACGAGCCTCACTCATCTCAAGCAAAGGTTGCACTGGGATGTAAGTATTCTTGGCATCCTCTAGTTGCTTAGCAATCAACTCAAAGTTGACTTCAATATTTTGACGTAGCCAATCTTTGGCAGCATCAAAATCAAGACGACCCCACTGAGTCTCAAACTCATTGATCTCAGCAACCAGAGTTAACAGAGTTCCACGGTATCCACAGGAGAAGCAATGGTGGACACCGGTCTCTGTATTCATTGACCATGAAGGACGAGAGTCTGCACGACCGGTACGCTCTAAGTGCATAGGACATAGACCAAGCAACTCATCGTTGCGTTGATCTACTTCAATACCTAGTCTAAGAAGTACAGACTCTACATCGCCCTCACGATACATTTACGCCTCTTCCCACTTTTTCCAAAGATGATCAATACGTGCCTGTGTTTTTTCTTGCCTACTTAAACCCTTAGTAACAACTACTGGAAAGTTGTACTGCCTGTTGATAGCAAACGTATCTCCACCACAGCAGTAACCAACACCATACTGGTCAACATCTCTTGACCAGTTCATGCAACGACTACAATAGCCTTTACGCTTTCTGCTCATTAGTACTCCTCTAGCATCATATTTACCCCTGGCATTGGAGCAGTAGCAAGTGTTCCGCACTCAATGCATTCCATAGTTTCAAAGTAAGCAGCTACTACGCCTTCTTCGTCCCAACTTACCTTTAAGTTCCATACATAGCAACCGCAAGGGCAAACCATGGTAGGTTCTCCACGTACGTCCATAGCCTGTGTGTAATCTGGCTTTACGTCATTGATGTCTTTAATAATCGTTTCCTATCCTGTGGAGTTGTTCCTGCCCAGATTCCCTCTAGGTTTGGGATCTGTATTGCGTATTTAAAACATTCATTCTTGATCCAACAGTCGCTACAAATTTCTTTAGCTATTTGCACAGCCTTATGGTTTGTGTACTTTTCCGGAAAAAAGATATTGGGATCTTCTCCAGCACATAGCTGGGTACCGTTAAAAGGATTGGATTGGAGTACCAAAGGATCCATACTCTTCAAACTTCCCTTCTTCCCAGTCCCATAGAAGATCGCTAGTTGCTGGGCCAGAGTTACGGCTAGCTACAATACGAAGTTCACGAGATGAATCATCTTCTTCATCCTGACGCTGCAAACCAAGAATCACATCTGAGTCCTGGAAGAATGAGGATGAGTAACCAATTGCATCAGCAGATACTTGGCGCTTCTTCATCTTCCAAAGAAGAACCTGTGTTGACACAACAATTGGAATATTAGCTTTCTGTGCTAAGCGCTTTAGGTTACGAGTGATGCTTGTCAAAGCTTGTGGAGTATTTGATTCACCACTAGCTTCATCAACCATAAGATAGACACCATCAACAAAAACAATGTCAGGCTTAATCTTTTCAATCTTTGCCGCCAATCCGGTAACTGTCATAGCCGAGGTGCTATCTGTAAGATAAAACTTTTGCATACTGTCCATGCGTTCTAGAGCAGCTTTATATCTGCGCTCTTCATCAATGTTTAGGTTTCCTCTAACCAAACGAGAGTGGGCAATCTTTGCACGCATAGCATCGTGACGATGTTGTTGCTCAATGTTACTCATCTCAAAAGATTGGAACATTGGAACATGGCCATCCTCATGGACGTTAACAGCAATCTGCATAGCTAGTACAGACTTACCTGTCTTAGGAGGAGCGATGATAGTAATTAACTGGCCATTTTGAAGTCCAGCGGTAGCTTCATCAATAGTTCTAAACCCTGTACGGTAACCAAGAAGCCCACCATCCCGGTTCTTAATTTCTAAGTATTCTTCAAAACGCTTTTCAGGATCCTTAGTAAGATCCACATCGCTAGATTGTGTAGCACCCTCATCATAGATAGTTGCTACACCAGAGCTCATCTCTGCAATAGCACCATCGTGATTGCCGGAAGCAATCATCTCGGCAGCGTTCTGAACTACCTCAATTGCTTTCTGACGCCTGCGATATTCAACCAGCTGATCTACAAGATAGTCAAGCGAATCCTCTACAGCAAGCAAACGATAAGTGGGGAAGTTATCCTTAACAGTTACGGCACTAGGAATCTCTTGGTACTTAGTCCAATGGGTACGTAAGAATTTCCAGACAGAACGGTTCTCATCTACAAAGAACCAACTATCATCTACGCCCTTTTCTAAGGCAGGAATAATTTCTCGGGTTCTTACAACTCTAGAGATTAACCTCTCCTCATTATCTGCTGCCACCGGCTGCCCCCATATCTAAATACCAACGCCCATAACGTAGCCCACGTTCGGGTATATCAATCACATGTTTTAGCTCTGGCCTATAAGGTAACTCCGCTACAAGATCTGCAGGGACTCTATAAGCTTTTGCATAGTTAAACGGATTAGTTCCAAGGTTATCTAGATCCTCTAGAACTTCATCCATCTCTTTTTGAGAAAATCCGTACCCTACTAATTCTAACTTGTAAGAGTAGGTTTCTGCAAATCGCCAGAATAAAGATAGCGACTGTCTATTGTACGTAACTTCTTCACCACTGACCGCCACACCAAGTACCTTTTTAAAGGTGGGCCTGCGATCAAGGATGCAGTCCAAAGTAACCACAACCCGCATAGGAGTTTCATTTGATATATCGCCCCCACGCATTCTTAAAGTACTTCGATCTTGCCGTACTTCAGTAAGAAATCTCTAAACATAATTGGATCTAAGCTTGCAAGTGCAGCATCCTGTTCAGGAGCTTTGTTTGAGATCTCTACCGGATAGACTCCAGAGTTATTCTTCATTTTCTCTGAAACAAAACGTGTGTGCTTGCACATGCTGCGGGTATTAAACCCCTCGCAATTACAGCGAAGCTTTTTATTATCAACGTTGATCCAAACTTCGTGTGGACCAGAGTCAGATAAAAACAACTGTGTTACTTGCCATGAACTCATAATAGTTTCCTTCATCCTCGTCTGTCCCCCTGTGGTGCTTCAACTTCGATTGGTATGAACGCTTCCATAGCAAAGCTTCCCATAGGTGAACCGTAAACACTTCCCCAATTCTCAAGAGGAACGTTTGTAGTTACAATCGTTGGAAGCCCTGCATTAAATCTTGAACGCAGTAACGCATCAAAAGTATTCTCTGCCCAACCTGATGCGGTTCTGTATTCCTTTCCGATATCGTCTAGAACAAAAACTCTTACATTATTCATTCTATCCGAGTCACCATATATGCCGTCAAGTAGGATTTGGGTTGCCTCATCCTCCTCTGAGAACTGCGACTTCTGAAGTCTCAAAAGCTTTGGATAGTCCATAAAACCGCCTATGCGGTTTGGAAGGCTTCCTGGAGTTCCTAAGACGTCCCCTGAGATACCCCTAATAAGGCTCTGGAGGGCCGTAGAAGCCATTGTAGTCTTTCCGTGACCAGGATTACCCACCAGCATAATTCCGAGCCCGCAAGAAGGGTTTCCAGCCTTTTGGATAATCTCACCATTGACAACTCTAGCCACCCATTTCTTGACCGCATCAAGAGCCGGGCTTGGATCCAAATCCGAGAAGTCCTTGCCAATGGTTTTCATTGGGAGACCAGCCTGCACGATTTGCTTCCGAATGCTTGGAGCTTCTTTAGACAAGTCGTACATTATTCTCCCTCTAGTAGTCGCATCATCTTTTCTTGATGCGCTTTGAATTTATCTGTTGAGTAAACCGGTTGCTCTGGCCTCTTAACAATTCCTTGGATCGTTGGGTAATAACTAAAGAAGCGTTGCCATAGTGGCTTACCAACTCCAAGGTCATTTAGGTTACGAGGATCCTCAAAAAACATACGCATAGCTTTTAGAATCTCGTACGTTGAGTTCCTTCGCCAACCTGCTTGTTAATCCAAGTGGCAAGGTATTTATTATTAACTTGGCTAGAGGTGTTTGGAGCAGCCTTCTCAACTAGGTCATAGAACTCTGCGATGAGATCTGTGGTTGACCAGAGTTCTTCCGGAGTATTGATTCGATCACGGCTGGTACGCTGAGCCTTTACTGGCTTCTTGTACTTTGCGTTTAGCTTAGCCTGGCGATCTTCAATCTTTCCTACTGCGCCAACCGCTTCGTCTTCTTCTTCCTTCCAAACCACTTTCTCCTCCTTAAGGGGCGCAGCCCCTATAGATAAAGATACGTTAGTATCTTTATCTATATTAGCTCTAGTAGATATATCACTAGTATTAATAGCTGTATAGTTGTCTATGTATAGGTGCCCTGAAAAGCCGTTGTCCCGAGAAATGAGCTTTTCTGCCGCTTCTGTGAACTTTAAACGTGCAGTCCACTGGTTGTTATTGCGGATACGGACAGACTTAATGTAGTTAAGATCCTTGAGTTCATTGATGGCTGACTGAAGAGCATCCCTACCTTCAGGAAAATCCTGGCTCTTGCGTAATTCGTCAGCAGAAATAACCCGACCCTTTTCTGCAAAGTAATAGAAAAGTGATCGAGCTCGTAAAGATAACTTTGGGTTAACAATTGGTCGTAACATATAACCCTCCCTCTATATCTATCTTACAGTCTATCCACCCTGTTTGGCAAACCACGAACTTGGCGTGGGGATATTCCCGTTAGAACTTGCTCAGTAGCAAGCGATAGAGTGAGGCCTACAAACGTAGTTGCTAATGTGTAGACTCCAAGATATAATAATCTTGTATTTAAATTGAGGCACGCAAGTAAGCTGAGGACCAAAGCCAACAGTCCTCGCCATTTACCTAACGGTTTGATTAAACTTTCCACAGCTGTTAAAATACATGCTGTAGCTAATCCCGCAATCATTACTATGCCCATAGTTCTATTCTATTCCCTAAAGACTACTCTGTCAATATCGAAGGCTTGATCAGCGTAATAGGTAGTTGGACTAAAGGTAACGTTTAAGATTGCATAAGCTGCACCTGTAATAGTGCTTACTGGGAATGAGTTTCCAAGGTAAGCCCAACGCTCAGTATGGGTAATGTTAACCGTCTTAGTTCTAGCCGCATCTGTTACAACAGAGTTGTTATTTCCTGCAGAGTCCTTTGAATTAGTTGTTTTATACCCAGTAAGATTATCTAGGTATACAACGATTGGGTTATCGTTGATGTCGTAGTAATCTACTCTTAGAGCATAGCTTCCTAGAGAGTGTGCGTTCTTAGGACGGATAGCAACAGATGAGTAATAACCAGCATCTGCAATAATATAAACCTTTCCGGTCTTAATACCAAAAGGTTTGCTGCTACTAGAGCCTGCAGTTGTTACGGTGCAATATCCTTGACCGTGAGTTGTAATATCATTAAGGAAAGTACCGCCAGCTACCTTTCTTGCTAAGGTAGAATTAACTGATATCCACCCACTCAAATCTCTTTCAAAAGATGATGAAGGTATTTTTGCACCTGGAAGATCCTCGTACAATCCTGAATCAGTTCCCGGAGTAATTGCCCAAGTACTTGCTATAGGCATGTACTTATTAATAGTGTTCTTTAGTCTACTTAGCTTTGCAGCATAGTTGTAGAAGTAGTTGCTCTTTCCTCCACCAATGCTGTTTGTCTTTGAAGCCCAAATAGTTTTAGCAGAGTTCAAAGGATTTGTTAAAGCAAACGTACCTGCTGCAGAAGGATCTACGTAAGGAATTACAACTCTTCCATAGTTAACAGAGACTCCGTCAATATGGCAAATAGTTGATGTAGAGCCAGAAGTGTTTGCTACAGAGATGGTAAATGGCACGGTTGTTTGACCTGCTGTTAACTGAATGTTAGTGTGAATTCGATTCCAAGAGGAAGCTTCAGCAGACGGAATAGTAAAGGTGCTTGTGCCAATAGTGTAGGTAGCAACAGCTTTTCTAACCCATGCAGAGATAGTTAAGTCTTCTCCACCAATTGCTGCTGATGGTAAATATGCAGTTCCTGTCACTGAACCTGTAGAGCTATAGGTCAGCTTTCCAAAGTAAGCTCCATATTTAGGTCCAATTCCTGTACCGTCTGAAGTAACTCTGGTAAGGGTTCCACTACCTGCTGTCCAGTCAGTAGTATTGATATCAAATCCACTATTAGACATATAATTATAAAGCTCTTTTATTTCCCACATACAATCTTCATTAGCTTGAAACTGCTGAACTAATGGGTTGGTAATAGTTGCTCCACCATCACCTGAAAAGAATGGAAGAACTGTGCTTGCTTCTTCAAGCAAGACTCCGTCTACCCAGTAAGAATCTCCAGCAACGTTATCTGCGATATAGATCGTTACTTTGGCTAAAGGATTACCAGCATCTTGTGTAAATGGTGGGGTAACTGCAAAGGTATAAGCCGTTTGAGAAGATGTTGTAGAAAGAGTAATAGGATCACTATCCTCATAGTAGTTAGTTAATGGGTAGTACTGCCCATCAGCATCCTGCAAAACAGATACTTGTTGTTCTGTTGAAGCTTGGTTTGAAAACTCTACTCTAATCTTTGCTGTTCTTGCTGCAGAGCCAAGGATAGATGCGCTAACAAGAACAGTTTGACCTGGAGATAAAGCAACCCAGTCAGAAATAAGAGCGGTTGTACCATTAGCTGTAGAGGTTAACTTTAATGATTTTGTTCCGTGTACAATGCCTGCAGAAGTTGTACTATCAGGGGTAATAGTACCGTTAATGGTAGTCCAAGATCCGTAACCATACTCAAACTCAGGGTTATAAATATAATTTTGCTTTTGACCACTAATGGTTAGATATACTTTTCTAGCATCCTCAAACAAAAAGCTTTTATCTGCTTCAGCAAATTGAAACATATCAAAATACAAAGTGTTAGATGCACTAGAAGATGGTGTTACAGTAAGAGTTACTTTGGCAAATTTTGCATTTAAAGGGGACAGTTTTCCATTTCTACCAGAGTCAGATGCCGAAGTAAATTCAGCAAAAGATGTAGTAGTAGTAAGTGCTGAGCCTGCTGATGTACTTCCTAAAGATGTGCCAAATTGATCATACCAAGTAATTACGGCAGAGATAGTTGCTGAAGCCGTAACGTGTCTAGCCCAACCACTAAAGATATATCTAGTATTTTGTTTAATAGGTACACCCTGCAAAAGAACAGAGTTACCATTTTTAGGTAAAGCCATAGTTATTGGGGTAGTTGCAGCAGTAACTAGCTTAGCTAATCCAATAGCTCGTGGTGGATAAATTACATCTACAAAAGGGGCGGGTGCAGAAATTGAAGCTAAAGCATAAGTTGTAGCGGTAAATGTTCCGCTAGAAACACCCCAGTTTCCTAGTGACTCTTCAAAAGACGAATCGTTATAGTCTAACAAAAGATTATGACCAACAAGAGGTGTAGAGTTCCAGTGAACTAGTCCATTGGTATAGGTAATTAAACCGGCAGTAGTTCCTTTATAAGAATTAGAAATGCCACCCACCGCAGATATAGATCTGTTGTAGGTATCTCCTAGAGCAGCCTCATACTGAAACCCTAAACTAGTACCTTTATAATCTAATATAGAGCTAGGAGTATACTCAGAGTTAAATTGATTTGCTAGGATATTTCCTTCAACCCTAAGCCTATCATACATAAAAGCAAAAACACCAAGAATAGTTGTTAAAGTATTATCATTGTATGTTGATAATCCTTCACCTACCCCTTCAATTGGGTTTAGCCAAACTTTAGGTAGCCAGTTACTAATTTTAACTAAAGAATTTTTGTTTCCCACTAAAATTGTGTACGAGCTTCCACAAAATTTCCATGTAGCGCCATTAAATAACCAAATAGAATAACAAACTTCGATGTCTTCTTTGTCAAGAATGACGTCTGTATAAGTTGTAGAAATAGTAGAGTAAGCACCACCAGTTAAAATAGTTCCATCATAAGGGTTATCTAAAGAACCATTATAGCTTCTTACTAATGCCCAATGAGTTGGAACTCTATCTGCTGGGTCTGGAGTAATAGGGTCCCAATCAATTTTTACTGTTCCATAATCTTTTGATGTGGCAACAATATTTGATTGGTAATAAACACTAATTACAGAGGTAACTCCGTACCGTACACCAGAACCGTATCGTTTAGTACCGTACTTTGCCATTTATTACACACCACCGGTAACTGTGCTGATTAAGTTAGATGCAAGTAAATATGGTATCTCGTTAGCTGCTAAAGTAATAGTGTTGACAGAAGTAGTTCCGTCTTTAGAAAGCTGAGTTAATGATACTGCAACTACTCCTTCTACATTTTGAATAGCTGAAGTAACTTCTGAGATATTAATAACTCTTCCAAAAGTATTGTTTTCATATTGAAAAATACCCCCAACACCAAGCATAGCCTGATAAACAGCTAGTTTTATATCTGCATTTCTATACGCTGAGTCAGCTGTAATATTGGCTGATAGATAAATAGGTACATAAGTTGGGGGAAGAACAGTTACATCAGACCCAACTAAAATTTTGTCTGCAAGGTATGCATCTACGCTATATGAAAGGTTATACCAAGACGAAGTAGGGGTTAAAGAAATAGCTAAACCATTTCCTACATAGGCATTTGTTAAGGTACTTGCTACAGTAAAGCTAGATGTTGTAGGTACTGCTGTAATTGTTACTCCTTGAAGATTATAAACTGATGGGTTAACACCAGAAATATTTAAGGTATTTCCCACAGCAAATCCATGATCAGAGTCAGTAGCAAAAGTTACCGCTGTACCAGTTGTAGCAATACCAATAATATTAGATTGAGGATAGCCAGTAGCTGCCTGCCCATCATCCATTGGTTGTACATATAGGTTTATATTTGTATAGGTGCTTGATGCAGCATTAGCTTTTCCAACACCTTCAGAAAGAAGTGCTAGACCCGAAAAGTCTGACAGGGTTACAGCTCTGCGTCTTGTAGTAGCAGCAGCTTTAATTTTTTTCTTAATATTAGTTAAGCTATCAGCATCAGCACCACCGGTTGCAGGAGCATTATTAGTAACAGTAAAGTAAGAAGTTACCGCTGGATCAACGTTTCCTGGAAAGAATGTAACTTCGGTAATAGCAAGAGATTTAATATTTCCTGCAGCACCAACACTAGTTTTATAGGTAGCACTTATAAGTTGACCGCTTGGTGGAATTGCTCCATTTACACCATCGCCAAAAGTAATGTTTACTGTTCCATCTTCATTGGGAGAAAGACCAAAAACTTTATCTTGAGGGCCAGCTTCAATAAGGTTATCCATATATGTCCAAGCACCAAAAGCAACACCTTGTCCAATAAAAGTAGTTACTGAATCATTGATAACACCAACATCTGCAATAATAAAAGCTTGACTAGCAGAACCGTCTGATGTTCCAAGATTAGATGGTAGAGCAACATTGTAGGTGCTATCAATTAGGTCAGGACGATCAGTGTTTACTGTCTTTCCTTCTTGACAAGCAATAGTAATAGTTGCGCCTGGAGCAACTGCAGTTGCAGCGGTCAAAGTTTCAAAGTAAACTTCAGAATAAATACCAAAAGATAACGGAGCCATAACTTGAGTTCCAACAGGAATGTCAAGAGTTGAATCACTGATGTTGGTAAAGGTAACGTTTACAGTAGCAGGTGTTGGGCCAGAAGGAATATAGTCATAGATAGATGCTAAAGACAGCAGAGTACTACGCTGAATAGCAGTATCCAAAGTTGTTTCATTTGCAATACGATCTAGGTAGTGAGACATAATGTCCCCCATATATGCAAAAGATTCAACTAGTACGTGACCTAGATCTGAATAGTCTGTAGGGTCCCAAGTAGTTCCAGTACGTTCTTTAATAAGAGAAATAAGGTCTGCTTTTAACGCAGCAAAATCTCTAGATGTATAGTCAATTTGCATGATTACCCCGCAACAGTTCCGCTATAGGTGATGGTTCCAGTATTAATGGTTAAGGATGTAAGTGTATCATCCGGAAGCTTTAAAGACAGGATTACGTTTTCAGTACCATCAATATTAGTCCCGGCAAATTCTACAGAAGTAACGCTTACCTCGGGCAGCCATTTTGCTACAGCTAGTGTAATAGCTGCCGGTATAGCTTTTTGAGCATCACTATCGTTTTCAAATAAAGCCCCACTCCAATCAACCCCATAGGTAGGAAGCATGGGGCGTTGACCTACATATGTAGACAGTAGAGTAAGAACTCGGTCTAGGTAGATCTTAGCCGGAGTAGATGTATTTTGAACTATGCCTTGAGTCCCAATCGTATAGGGAAAACTAATAGCTTGTTGTGTCATGATTGGACTCCCATCCATACAGGGTGTTCAGGATTTCCTGCGATAAACATTACCCAAACTAATTGACCTACCGCTGGAACAGTTCTATGAAAAGTATGCTCTGGAGTTTTTACTGAGGTGCTGGAAGATGTTGTTCCAGGAGCTGATAACCCACTAGCAGTAGTATATAGACTTGCTTCTTTTGTATCAGTTGTAGAGGTTGGAGCATTTACCACTACTCCTTTATTAACCATAGTCTTAGTTGTTGTATGTGGATGGTTTAACTGTCCCCCACCACTTTTTGCAACAACAGTCAAAGCTGGAATAGTTACAGATCCACCTTGAGGGTCAGAAGCAGTTGTCGCAGTAGTTGTTAGTAACGCTGCAATTTGTGCGGCAGTATGTGGTTGATGATCTGGATGGTAAGAGCTATCTGCAATTGGCAAGCAAGCTTCAGCCCAGTTATGAGAAGCCTCGCCGGTAATTTGTTGTACTTGAACCTTAATTCTATTTCTCTTTAAAGGATCAGCTACATCAGTAACCTTTGCAGAATATATGCCCGGGTATACTGGACGTCCAATAGGATCTAAACCATATTCTGAGTCTAACATTATTTCAGCACCTTTCCACTAGACTTAGCAGACCATTGTACAGTTTGTTTTACATTTCCTGTATTTGGTGCACCGTTCTTAAATGGAGTACTTCCCGCAACTGTTGGTACAGAAACAGCAGAAGACTTTTTTACAGCCGTTGGTTTTGTAACCCCGTAAGTAGGGTTTAATGTAGATGCATTAGGCGACAGTTCATACTCGGTAAGCCCAGAATCAGAAGCATCCAAAGATTGCCCTGCAAAATCATTTTGAATATCTCTGGTATCCGATCTGCTACTAGCATTCTTATCGGTATCCCCTATAACATCTGTGCCCACTTCCAGCAACATCATGTAGTTTGCCAAAGCTCCGCCAAACACATGTTTGATAGAAAGAACAGTCCAGTAACCAGACATCCCATTTGGCAAACCATCAAGATAGATTGGATCATAAGGCCTAAGGGTAGCGTGACCTACAACACTAACTACAGCCCTATGCTGGTATCTATGAGTGTTGCTGTATGCCTGGGCTACCAACTTAGACTCAGTTAAATCTTTTACTACTTCATGCGTATGGTGCTTTTTAAATATTGCTTGTTGATTGCTTCCAGAACTGTTATTAGAAAAGTTACTCATTTTACTTTACCCGTCTTCTTTAAGAAGTATGTAGGGTTAGGAATAACAACTCCCGAGTTACCCTTTTTAGGTGCATTATGGGCATGAGTTGCCTTTACTGTAGAACCGGTTTTATGGTTTACACCAGACATAACTCGATCTACACGCACTCCCGCTTCAGGAGATTGATCTGAAATAATAGGTTCAAACGAAAGAATAGTTCCAGTCATACGAAGTTCTTTAGGTACTACCCCACCTACCTCATCATCAACATAGTTAAAATATGGGGCAGAGTTTTTCTTACTTTGATAAATTTTATCTTTAGAAACAAAGGTAATAGTTGTATTTTCTGCAAGCAGTGCAAACCCAGTTTGCTGAGCTAGGCGACGGCAAAGCTGCCAATCGCTTTGTCCTGCTTGTACAATTTGATCTCTAACTCTAGGATCTCTTTGAGTTACGGCTTGGAACCCATGCTTCTTACAAATTTTTGTTACTACTTGATCCGCAGTACTTTTTGCATAAATTTTTTGGTCCGTGTTTTTTAATACCCAAGAAGCTCCTACGCATACTATATCCGTATTACCGCCTTGATGACTATTGTCTTGGTAGACATGGGCTACATAACCTTTCCAACTTTTCTTAAGCTTACCTGAACGGTAGTTAAAAACTACAGGGTTGCCGGAAGATATGGCCTCCCTTTTGTTAGCTGGCTTACCTTTATAGTGCAGCACAAGGCGGTCATGTTCTTCAGGATTTTGGTACAACTCAGCACCAATTAAATGTAAGTCCATATCAGGAGACTTTGGAAAACCTGCAGCAAAGTTACTATCCTTTGCGTTAGAACCCCAGACAAAATTTTGATGTGAAGGACTACCATTAGTTGCCATAAGGTACCCTCAAAATTGTTCCGGGAGCAATATCAAATGGGTCAGCAATCTCAGGATTAATCTCCATAATTTCCCACCAATACTTAGCACCTATACCAAAAGTTTCAGAAAGATTAGAAAGGGAATCTCCTTCTTTCCAGGTATACGAAATATAGTTTGTGCTAACTGAGTCTGGAAAACGTCTAAAGACTGAGATGATATAGTCGCCAGTATACTTGTGCTCTGTCTGAGCTAATGGCCCAGTGTAATATCTAGATACTCTTTCTATCATGCTGGTGGGTTTCCTGACGTTGAAGTTGTACTCTTAAGGTAACCACGAAGGTTTGTTGCGTTAAGGCCAGTTCCAAATGCTTTCTGAGCCTCGGCATCCCAAAGAGCTGGGTAACGAGAGAATGTAATAGATACCGTACTTAACATAGGTACCATATTTTCTGTAAACATTGCGTGGTTTACGTTAAAGCTTGCTACTGAACCAAAATAAGCTAAGTTTTCGTTTAGCTGAAGCCAGCAAGGAACACCTGTGGTGTATCCAAAATCGGCTGTAGCTCCTTTATAATTAGGGCTTAAAAGCAATGAGTTTTTTAAAGGATCACCATTTAATACCCTGTAAAGAAATTCAATATCGTATTCTGTACCACGATTTAAAATTCCTTCTCTTTCGATAGGGTCTAAAGCTCTTCCATAAACTTGTTTTTCTGGAACTCTAGGAGTAGACATTCTTAAGTAGTTCATGTCAGGAATTCTATTGAGATACAGTTCAATTGTAACGTTTTGATTACCAGCAAGTAAAGTTGCAGGGTCAGATTGACCTAGTGTCCAGTCTACCGAATTGTTAGATGCTGTACTATAGGTAACTGTTGTTGGGTTATACATAAATCTAAAACCCCAACGGTGACCAGCAGCATAGGTTCCAACGGTATCTGATAGTTTACTTGGGTTAAAGTTTAGTGTTTTTGCACCATTGATGTCCTGATAGATCTTACCAAGATTCACATCAGTTTTTGTAAATGCATCAGGAATTTTTAAATCATCAATCTGCCCAATAACATTTCCATCCGCATCCAGCATTGGCTCATAAGCTATTCTATGTGCATGAGATCTGCGTCGAGCATCCCAGTGAGTTGGGGGATTCCAATGCAGGGCTGTATTTTTAGCATCGGGAACTGATTTATCTGACTGTTGTACTGTAGTATCTCCGCAATAAACACCTTTTTTATACTTAACGTATTCGGCTGTTTCACTCTTTGTAAAGTCTAATTTTTCTTTAGCTGTCTTGCTAGCCATAGTATCTGACTTAATATTGTGTCTAGGGTTATTACCGTTAAGGTCAAATAACCATAGAGTTGAGTATGTAGCAGAAGATGCAGGAGTATACTTAACTAGAACAGCCCAGGCAGAAGTACACTTGTCGTAAAAGTAATCAAAAATCTGCATAGTTCCAGCTACAAATTTAATATTTGTATAGATGTTATCTGTAGGAAAAGTAGGCTGAGTTTTCTTGGTTGTAAAATTAATAGTCATAGGGGTTGTATATGGTGATCCCCATGCCCACCTAACGTTTGTAACTTCTACATCGTTTGGGCCTTCATCACTCTGATAAACTTTAAAGGTAGGCTTACAAGAGACTGTGCCAGATTCTGTACCAGTAGAGTGAACGATTGTAAACTCTACAAAGTTATTTCTTTCAATAAGAGAACCCTTTTTAATATTAGTATTAGTAGAGTTAGTTGATAGGCTGTCTACTCTTATCTTACTTTGCGACAGCTGAGTATCACTAGAGTTTGGTCCTGTTGTCTTAAACTGATCAAAAGTCCTACTAGTTTTATAAACAGCTACGTAGTACCAAATATAGTTACCGTTATAGGTAGTTATTGGATTTTTTGAAGCAGGAGTAGTAGTGCTTAACAAGGTACCACTATTTTGATCTCCTACAAAAACTCTAACGTTTGCAAAGTAATTAGACATTACAACGCCTTTCCTAATACATCTAGAACCTTACTAGAAGTAAGTTGTTTTCCAATTTCTTTAACCATACGTTGTGTTTCCATAACACTTGCTTGAGCAATATGTACTTTCATATTTAAATTAATTACATGGCTTTTTCCACCAGAGTTATGTGTTCCAACAGAAGAACCAAAGTTCATCTCACTAATTGGTCCACCAACATCCTCATTAAATCCAGAGCTAGTTAATGAAGCACTTAAGCTTGGACTTGTTAGGCTTGTAATAGACTTAGTTGAGTGTACTCCGCCCTTTAAACCAGAAGTAACAGACTTAGCTACAGACATGCTTTGGCCAGAAATAGCTCTAGGCCCTGCTACTGCAGAGGCTGTAACTCCAGATCCAATAGGTGATGCTGGGGCACCGCTTAGATAAGGAGCAGGGTTTACCTTAACACCTTTTTCATCTAAAATTTCAAAGTGAAGGTGCGGACCAGTAGAGTTACCTGACCCAACGGCACCGGCTTTACCTCCAGACTTACCTACAACTTGTCCAGGCTTTACCTTTTGTCCTCTTGAAACATTTACTTGAGACATGTGGGCATAACGAGATGCCGTTCCGTCATCATGTTTTACTTCAATCCAGTTACCATAACCCTTGGCTTCATTACCTAAAAAGCTTACAGTACCGTCTGTGACAGCAGTAAGAGCACTTCCTACAGGAGTACCAAAGTCCATACCCTTGTGGTTAGAAGAAATTTGTGGGTGGGCAGAGTTATCTCTTGGTCCAAATGGCGATGTAATTGGGATGCCTTTAGGCACTGGGCTAAAGAAAGCGGAACTAGAAGTTCCACCGGAAGCACCGGTTCCTAAATTACCGTGATCATGAGGACCACCAGTTGCGTAACCAATTCCACCAGCAATAAGTTCTGGAAGAATAGTTTCACCTAGTCCTGGAATAGCCGCCATAATACCGGCCCATTTTGCTGCGTTACCGGCACGTGATCGGAAGCTACCTTTAGATGAATTTCCTTTAATCAGGCTTCCAGCAATTTGAGTTCCGCCAACTATTAAGCCGCCCTTTAATAACGAGCCGCCAAGCATCTTTAATCCGCCTGCTAAACCGCCTGCTTCTAAAAGACCGGATAAACCTCCAGCTTTACCAAGAAGTCCTGCAGCCTTACCACCACCAAGAATTTTAGATAGCAATCTATACTCTAAATATGATTTACCAATTCCTGCAGCCCCACTAGCTAAACCTGAAACTGTTCCACCCATACCACCAGCGTTAGGGAAGGTTTGTAAAATTCCTTTAAGGGTCATTAACCCATCATTAACGGGGCCAAGAATATCAGCCATCTTGCTGTAGGCATCGTTAAGAGATGCAGCTGTACGAAGAGATGCATCATAACCACCAACTAAACCTTGTTCAGTTGAGGCAAGTTTTCTATTCTCACTAGAGTTATATCGGAAGTTAGCACGAAGTGGGCTGCTTTGATCCACGCCCATAAGGTTGAGCATCTGATTTGGATCTTTGCTATTCATAGCAGAGCTAAAGTTTTTATCGCTACCCGCACTAGCACGAGCAATAATACCTGATTGAATCATCTGCATTAATTGCTGATCTCCACCAGTAATCTGTTGGATTGTTGCGTAGCCTTTACTTCCAGGGTTAAGAACTAAAGCCGCTTGTTGCTTGGTAATCTTTTGACCACGATACAAAAAGCTATATACATCATTAATAATTTGGTTAGGTGGCTTTAGATTTCCTTGTCGGTCACGAATTTGAATACCGGCACGTAGGAAGCTCATGCCATTCATGGCAGCCATACTGCCTGCAGCCTGCTCATTGCTCATGCCAGACATAGCACTCATGCCAGCAAGTTGTCCCATAACATTTTTAGAGCTCAATGAACTAGCTGTATAACCACCTTGATACATCAAATTCATAGCAGCCATGGTTGGGCCCATAGCGCTTGTTGCTCCACCGCCTACTTGACGGTTAGCCTGAAGAATTGCTTGACGAGAAGACATACCACTAAGACCAGCGTATGTGTCAGCGCCCATTCTCTGAGTAACAGCAGCCATAGTATTAGGCGCCATAGAAGAATAGATTGCCCCACCAAATGTTGCAAGGCCAAGGCCTATGCCAACCTTCTCAGCACGAGTAAATTCACCAAGACCAAGACGTCCAGCACCAGGCCTACCAGCAGAAGCTTTTCCTGTAGCAGCTTCGGTTTCCTTAATGGCCTTAGACCATGTGTCAACCATTTCATCTACAAGTTTTTTAGCTTCTTTAAAGTACTTAATAAAGTTTTTAGGAAGCCCATCAAAATCTACTTGATCAGACATAGATGAAAAAGCATTAGGTTCGCCATCAGAAGGCGCACTAAAGTTATTGCCTGTTGTGCCTGCTGCCATTTACATCACCGCCTTATCCTAGCCGAAGCTCTATCTAGCCAATTAATACGCTCCCTCATACTGAGTTTACGTATCTCTTCTAATGTCCACCCTGGATATGTTTGGGTTAATAAATCCTGCATATCCATAAGCAGTTCATAATCAATCTCGTTAGCGAAACAACTCCGCTAAAGTTAGCGGAAGCGGTACCTCCGTGCCGCAAGACTGACATGGTATTTTTATTTCGTTGAGTTGTGGGCCGGGATTTCGGTTTGTGATCTCCTGAAGAATATCTCTACGGTCTTTAAGACTTAGTTTTCTAACATCATCTAAACCAAGTACTGGCATTCCGTTGATAGATTCAATACAGTTTTTCAGTAGAATTGTATCCAATTCTGCTGAGGTTTTGTTGGTAGATGTAACGATAGCTTTTTGAGTACTTCCTGTAGGAAGCGCTACTACTACTTCTCCAACCTTACATTTAACGGTAAAGGTATGGTCTCCATCAAGCTTCTTGAGGGGCACATCCTTTTCCAAATCTATTTCAAATACCTGCTCTACACCGCAGCTTGGGCATTCACCAGGTCCTAATTTAATATCAGAACCAAAGGTAGCATTCCTAATTGCTAGCAATAGTAGCTCACGATCCCCAGCATAAAGAGCATCTAATGTATCTTTATCTGCCGGCTCATTGCCAATTTTTACTGTTGCTCTTTCCAAGATTGTTAATAGAGCTTTACCCGGATCACCAATCTTAGAGATTAGTTCTTCATCTATTCCGTTTAATTCTCTAATTTCTGCTGTAGAGATTAGACCCAAAATTGGATCTAATAGCCCACCCAATAACTCAACATCTGTAGCAGGTGGTGGTGTAGTAGTAACTTTTGCAGCACTACTAGCCACCACCTGATCAGAAGGATTCATAGCTTTAGCTGCGAGTTCGTTAGCTAAAGCTGGATTGTTTGAAGCACTTATAGTCGTATCAGTTGTCATATTGTTTACCTTTGTTTAACTTATCGTGATAGGAATGTAGATCCGTCTGCTGAGCCTGCTGCAGTGTATGCTGAAGCGTATTGTACATCCCAACCTTCGTGTACTAGAGACATTTCTTCTACCATAAGGGTATTAGCTCCTGCGTCTAGGTTACTGTAGGAAAGTGATGAGATCCAAGCGTTGTATACCTTGAAGCGAAGTGATGTGTGCTGTTCTTCAGGAAGCTTAGCCTGAGCACCAGCACCAGTATCTGCTTGTGGATTTGGATGGCTTAGAACTTGAATAGTCAAGTCTGTGCGGAATCCTTGTCCTACACCAGTTGTTAGACTTGGTGTTAGAACTGAGAATAGACGCTTCATCCATTGAGCGTTTGAATCTTGTCCCAACATTACACCCTTAGAAAGAGTGATTGGGGTGAACGCAGATTGACCAGGGATCTGGTGAACGTTAGTGTTGTATCCACCTTCACGATAGGCAATAGGTTCGGTTGTTACGCTTAGACCGGAAAGAGAAACAAAACCCATCTTTAGTGGCTTAGCTCCTTTAGTCCAATCTGAAGTTGCTTCAAATGATACTAGGAACTTAAAATTACGGACCGGGTCCGTCATTAAGGTACTTAGTAGGTTTTCAGTTGCTGACATGTTTTTTTATCTCCTTTACGCTGTTGCGTTTCCGGTTAGTTGTCCAAGCTTAATGACAACGAACTCTGCTGGGTACTCAAGAGCAACGCCTACTTCGATGTTAACTCGACCTGCTTGCATATCTGCAAAAGAGGTGGTAGTTGCATCGCATTTTACATAGTATGCTTGAGATGGATTTGTTCCACGTAAGCCACCTGATTGCCAGTAAGAAAGCAAGAAGCTGTTCAGGGTAGTACGGATCTGAGACCATAGACGTGAGTCATTGTTCTCAAATACTGCAAACGAGGTTAGGTCATTCATAGACTTCTCAATGTAAATCAATGAACGACGAATGTTGATGTAGCGGTTATTAGGTGTGTTGTCCAAAGTACGACCACCCATAATAACAATACCTGCACCAGGTACTTGACGGATAGGGTTGATTGGATCAACTGATGTATTGATAGCATCTAGTTCAGCATTAGTGAATAGGTGCTCAGTAGATACTGCAAGAGCCATAGTATTGTTTAGACCAGCTGGAGTCTTAGCAGGGCCACGAGTTGCGTCAGTAGCAATGTATTGTCCTACAACACCTGCACCAGGAGCTTGTAGACGTGTTACGCCAATGCTCTTAGTTGTGTCTGGAATGTAATACCATGGGTAATATGCAGCTGCAATGTTACCTGTAGTGTTACCAGCAAATACTGCGTATGTTGCTGTTACTTGAGTCTGAGCTGCAGAGACAGATAGTCCTGAAGGAGTATCAATTACTGCAAAGCAGTCTGTACGGCTAGCTGCATAAGAAACAGCATCTCCGTGGATTTGAGCAGCAAGATCGCTTGTAGATGCATATGGTGCGTCTGGTGCGTAAATAACTAGTGGGTTATTTACAGAGTCATATGTTGTCCAAGCAGCTGCGTAGTCTGAACGACCAGGTGTTGAACCATCTGTTCCTCCAGCTAGTGCTACAGGTACAGAAGTTGCAGCAGGATACTTTGAACCATCAATACCTGAAGAAGATACCTTAATAACAGCTGATGGGTTAGAGTTAATTACTGAAAGAACATAGTTGCGATCAGTACTTGACATGCTTAGGTCTGTGTAAGAATCTACCAAAGTAGAGGTAGAGTTTCCGTTAACAATAGTTGTTTGGTAAACTTCTAGTCCAAATCGAGCAGCATTTCCTGCAGCTACAATCTTGACTGCATAGTTGCTAGACCAAGACCCTGCGTTAATTGCCTGTAGGGTAAATACAGGGTTTGAAGCAGTAGTTACTGTAACAGTAGCTGTACCAGAAGCGCCGGTTACAGCAGTTCCTGTAGCAGAGTTTGTAACTGTAAATTGTGAGCCTGAGCGTGTCGCAATAGTTACATTGCTTAAGTTAAAGGCTGTTGTTGAAAGTCCTGTAATAGATACAGTCTGTCCTACAGAGAAGGTGTTAGTAGCTGTATAAGTGATAGTTCCACTTGCAGCTGATGCGGCTGTAACAACTGCAGTAGTTGTAGTTGTAGTTCCAGAACCATCTGTGATGGTCAAAGAACCTGCAGTTGCTCCTGATCCGATTACACGCTTTACATATAGGTTTCGGCCACCATTAGCAAAAAAGTTATAGGCAGCCCAAGTTGTTGGGTATGAGTCGTTCAATCCTCCGAAGGTCTTAAAGAAATCTGACCATGTACTTACTAGTACTGGTGCAGCAGTAGGACCTTGAGAAAGAGCTCCAGCAAAAGCTCCGACAGCACCGCTGTTATCAGCAGGCGTCACAGTCTGTGGAAGAGCCACTTCTTGGATATAGACTCCGGGACGGGCAAATGTTGCCATTCGGGTTTACTCCTTAGGGTTAGGTTGTTTTCTTAGGTTGGCCAAATTGTTTAGTGATTAAATACCGTAGATTGATAGTTGTACAATGTATTAACACTTAACACTTCATAGACATCAGTTAACTGGTCTGGGAATAGTTCTGCGCTTATACGGATGTTGTAGACATTGCTAAAGAGGCGTTTGCCACCTTCAGTAGTATCTCTTTTTGAGAACCCTAGCATATCCAGACGACGCATAGTATTGTCTTCTGGGATGGTGAGTTGCCCAAATCTAAAAGGTAGTCTACCAGGTGCAAACAACTTAGCCATAATCTGACGATCATGACGAGGCTGACGAGACCATGTGGAGACTTGGTAGATTAGATCTACCGGGATAGGAAAGTTAACTGGTTGGTTTAAGGAACCGTCTTCGTTAGTATTTGGTGTGGTTCCTTCTGGGGTATAGGTAAGATTTACGCTACCCCTATGAGCACGCTCTACATCCTCACGCACACCTACTAAATCTAGGGTGATATAAGGATAGCTCTGTTGACGGATATCTTTATCTGGCTGTCCATAATAGACAGCTACAGGGCGGGAAGCATTTCCACCATCAGATACAGTAAGTCCTGAAAGAAGAGTCTTAAGAGCTGCGTCTTCATTAATAATAAAAGGCATTATTTAACCCCCAACATGAATGTTCTAATAGCTGGTGATGGAGGAACTTTTTGAGTGCCGTACTCTAGTGTAAGTACAATCTCTTGTAAGCTTTGTGGATAGGAGACAGTATGATTTACCCCATCATGAGATATTGTGAGGTTGTCTGTCACTTCTGAAGGCCACCCATATGATCCTGCATGGGTGCGAAGTTTTTGTGTGTACTCTGCTACTACTCTCTGCTCTTCCGCAGTAATTATGGAGTTAAGAAGTTTTCTGAAACTAGCCACGATTACGGAGCCATTTCGATAGCAAAAACCCTGCAGCAAAACCTAGAACGACTTTCTTACCACCGTTCTGGTCAAGGCTGGCTAAGCCACGAGCAAACTCCTGTTTATCGGCATCAGTCTCTTCACGAGATAGCCGTTGAGCTAAATTAATCATAAATCCTCCATGGGAAGGCGCAGGGTGTTACAAGCAGGGTTCCGGATTACTCCGGCGTCAATAGCAATCATAAAGCAAAAGAGCCCCTTTCGGGGCTCTAAAGCTTACTTCTTTTTCTTAACCTTCTTGGCCAAAGCCTTATCCATCTTCTCGTCTTCTTTACGAGTAGGGTGCTTCTTGTCCATCTTCTTATCCGCAGCTTCAAACTTCTTCTTCTGAGCTGGGGTCATACCCTTTTCAAGCTTCTTATCTTGCTTCTTGTCTGCCTTCTTTTCCTTAGCAGATTCTTTGTGATGTGACATTACTTCTTCTTTCGTAGGGCGGCAAAGTCGGATCCTTCTAGCTTGCCGTTTTTGTTTTTATCAAGCTTTTTTTGTTTAGCTGTGAGCGGCTTCTTGCCACCCTTCTTGCATGCACCTTTGCAGTTTGGCTTTGAACAGCCACATCCACATGATTTACACATTATTTCTTACCTTTCGTATGGGGGTTCTTCTTATGCCATTCTTTAGTAGCTTTGACACCTTGCTTAATTGTCTTAGCGCCAGCTTTTTTTGTCAGGTTAATCTTATCCCACTTAGGGTCATTCTTACCAGCATGGTCGACTATAACATCGCCCTTTTTGTTCTTCTTAACCTCGTGGACTTTGCCACTAACCTTTAGTTTTGCCACTCTTCTTCACCTTCTTTGGTAGCTTCTTACCTTTGGGGGTATGCTCTTCCCACTTTTCTGCCATCTTTGGGTCGTTAGCGTACATCCATTTACGCTGTGACTGAGACTTGAAAGGCATTATGGAACAACCTTAGAGTAAAAGATTGTTACAGCATTGGCTGCTGTACCTGCGGCAGAAATACCATATAGCTTATCTCCTGCATTTAAAGCAAGGTTGTAGTTTACGTTCTTTATAACTGTAATACCTTTATCTGCACCGCTTGCTGCAACGGTATTATCACCAATAAAAATAGATGAGTTATCATCATTAGTAACGGTAACCATAGTTGTTGGGTTTCCCGCAGGAATAGTAGCAAGTAGGGTTGGGCTAGTTGTTACTGTATAACTATCATGTATTAGGGCCACGGGTCTCCTTTATAGTGAAGTCTGATCAAAGGCAGAGTAACCAGCATAATGCTGGAACTGAGAGTCATTGACCAGTTCTTCGGCGTTGACTTGCTCACAGGATATCTGTAACAAGGTGTACTTATCTTTAATGATACCATGTGGTGAGACCTGTGTAGGTGAGAAGACTTCATTTCTGAAGACAATTCGATCACGTAGATATGCGTCCGGGTTTAGCTCTACGGTTGAAAGCTCACGCCGGTTAGAAGCATTTCCACCATAGAAATTTAGATGGCTTTCAATTACGTCAATGTTAATGGTTACGGTAAGAATATCGGTATTGTAGAAACCACGGTCGCTTTGTACTGTGGCGCCCTGCTCTAGGTGAGCATTAACTACTGGGATAGTAAATGGATCAAGCCACTTACGTCCCCCACCAACAACAGAAGAACCTACGTCGTAGATAGGGTCTACCTGTGTATTGATTGGGTCAAAGATCCACCAGTCTACAAATGTTCCTACGGTTTGAACAAGTTCTACGCTAGTACCAGATACGTTTGATCCACGTTCATAGGCGATACTAAATCGTCCCTCACGTTGATCTCCACGCATGGTTACTCCTCTTCGTCTGTAAAACTAACCTCTATCATACCCCATTTACCCTCAGGACATGTGGCATTTGGGAGCTTAGTCTTGACGGCCATAAAGCATCCGCACTTCATACATTGTTTAGTTGCTTTAATAAGAAATGGGCAAGAGTTACATATGTCCATACGTTCTTTTTGTACAGACGGCATCACTTTTTCTAAGTTCTTATTAAATATATCCCAGGGCCTAGCCGGGCGGGAGAATGGATCTGTCATTGCGTAAAGTTTTCCCCATCCCACTTCCAACCGATTGTTGGGCGTGTAGGCCATTTTTCTTCTAGTAATTCAACCATTGTAGGTCCAGCCATAAGAAGATTTCGTGTCTTCTCATCCACAGTCACTACTTCTTGCACAGTTCCTTCTTTAACCATGGCAATATAAAAGATAGCTTTTTTATGCTCATCATGATCATGTTCAGGTTTTTCTTTATGCTCAACGCCCTTAGATCGTTTAACATTTGCTGAGGCAGCTAGTTTGTTTGCAACCCATTCACGAATCATTGGGCCTTTATCAGTAACAGGCTTTGCCTTCTTTTTACTCATAGATTTTCCTAACCCAATTAAACTTCTTATAAAAATGTGTATTTAAATGAACCTTCTTGCCAACTTCTCTGGCAAGATCCGCAAGCTCAAAAGCATGACGGTGTGTCCAAGAAGAACGCTTTACAGGAATGAGTTGAGCGTAAGGAGTTCCTTTGGGGATAACTCCTTCAAAACCTTCTTTGATAAAGAAAGGGATATTCCCATTAGCAATAAACTTATCGCTTTCCATAAAACCAGATACGGTAGTAAAAGGAAGATCAAAACGGTTGTATGGATGGGTAACAATTACGCTCCAACCACGAGGTGTTTTCCAACCCCATTGTGATTCCCAAATTAAACCGTTTACAGAATGACCCGCTGGACGTGGGATAGTGGCACCCATTTGAGCAGGTCGTTCTGTTAACACAGGGCCAGGGTAATCCCAGCCAATCTTTTGTTTGCCATCTTCAGTAATAGTTACATGAATATCTGTTGGCGTAGTCAACATGTACCCTGAGATCATAATATCTAAAAAAGGTACGCAAGACTTCATACCATTGACTACATCCCCATCAGGTGTAGTAAAGTGAAGCTCACCTTCTTTGTACCATTTAGGGACATGGCCTTTGCCAGGTTCAGGATATCCCGCAGCAATCTCTTTAGGTTGTGACGGAATAAACTCGATTAATTTCATTTTGTGCCCCGATTAGTTGAGTAAGTTTAAAAGATTAGCTAACAGTAAATTCTTTTGTAGTTGGGTTGTACTTCATGCCTGGTTGTTCTGATCCTGTAACCTGTACAAAAGTAGGGTTAGAAAGGTATGCAGCAGCAGTCTGTCCATCAACATTCATAATGTTTACGACTGTGTTGTCAACAAGAAGCGCAATAAAGTATGGGTTCTGTGCGATGTTCTCTGGCTTAGGTAGAACAAGGTTTGGGACTTGAGGTAGGCTCATGATTTTCCTTAGTTTGCTGTTGATGAGTAATCATCCAGGGAGGTTCCCTGGTTGTAATCTGACGGTGACAAGATTATACCAAATTTGGTTCCTGTTTGGGCAGAACCCGCATCATAGGTAATCTCGTTGTCAATCTGGGTTGTTAGTGTGTCTGAGTATACACGAATAGAGACGTTTCGGCTATTTGATGTAACTACGGACATACTTTGAGCTACTGAAGAAATAGCTGTACGAAGTACTCGGGTTACGTTATTTGCTACAGACTGAAGAACGTAGACAAACGCTGGATAGGTGGTAGGTCCTTGACCCACACATGTAGAGCATCCGCATGTGTAGTAGTAAGCTGATGCACAGGCATAACAGGTGCTGCAGCCATAGCTGTAGTATGTAGTGTGCTGACAGTATGACCCTAGCTGGGTATCGCAGTAGTATGATGGGCCGCTATAATAAGAAGGAACATAATACCCAGATACATAGCTAGAACAGGTTCCATAATAAGACCAATAATAATAGTTTTTACAGCAGCTATAGGCAATGTAATATCCGCCATAGACAAATGAATAACAGGTACCGCTATTTGTACAAACTGTTTGAGATTGTACACAGCTGTAGTAATAGGTATACCCTGCTACGTAGTATTGTGGTGAATAATATGATGGGGTGTATGAGCTATTAGGTCCGCAAAAATAGTAATACCCAAGAGTATCGCAATAAGATCCTGTAGTACAGCCGCAGTCATAGGTATAGGATGAAGTACAAACTCCGCAAGTAGAGCAGCCACAACTATAGGTATAGTAGGTAGTCTGGGATTCCTGAGCTGGAACAGCAGCAAACCAGTTACCACTATCTGTAATCCACATTGCCGCACCAGTACCATTAGTAACAGAACCAAACGATTGGGAAGCATTAGAGGTATGCTGATCAAGGGATGCAATAGGGTAGTTAGATGGGTTTGAGCTAACAGCTCTAGAACCATCTGCAGTCCAAGTTCCTCGAACAGCTTCCCAAGGAACACCATTATCTGTGCTGCCTAGATTGCTATTAGTTGTTCTTGTAAAAGTATCAAAGATACTTCCAGTAAACCATTGCTTCCATTCTCCGGCTACTTTAATAAATGCTGTGGAGACGGCACGCCAACTTGTGGCCCCGCCTTCAGTGACCTTAACAAGTAGGCCTCCTGCGGATCTCCAGGATCCGTTAACCTTTACTTTATTAGTCATTACTGATAAACCACCCAAAGATCTCCGTCAGAACCCTGACTATTTGATGGAGCAGATGTGCCCACCCAAACGTTTCTTACTACACCCAAAGATGTAGATGCTGATGTTACCACACCGTTTGCTTGTGCAACGTATGCTGTATTAGGTGTGGCCCAAGTCACAGCACTGCCATTGCTTGTTAAAACCTGTCCAGTGGTTCCTAGAGCCAGTCTAGTTACTGCTGCACTTCCTGACCCTACTATAAGATCTCCGGCCGTTGTAACGGTCGCTAAAGGGATTTTAGAGGTATCTGTAGGGACACCCCAGACAACAGATCCAGCGCTTACAATAAGTGATTGGCCATTAGTTCCAATACCCAAACGACCAACAGTACCATTACCAGAGCCAATAATTAAATCGCCAGCTGTTGTTACAGTAGATAGTGGAACCTTAGCGGCAGCAGCATTGCTAGCAGCAGTAGTTGCTGAAGTAAGGGTTGTGTAGTCTGTACTACCAACGTACACCACATTTGCAGTTCCAACCTTAGGAATACCAGCAGAGTCAGTATTAAAGCCTAGTGTGTTGGTAGAGCTACGTACTTCAAAAGTATTTGCTGTGCCAGTAGATGTCTTAAGGACAAGGTTTATAGCAGAGCTGGTAATTGTACTTCCGCCAGTTGTAAGAACATATGGGGCGGTAGAAACACCATTAATAAGACCAGCCTCAATATTGGCAATACGGTCATAGAGAGTTCCCCAAGTAAGAGCTTGAGAGAAGGATCCAGTCCAAGCAGAGGCAAGAGGGTTTTGTCCTGTTGCGGCACTGCCGATAACAAGTTCAATTGCCTTTACTTCTTCTTGTAGAGAGTTGACGTTGTCAGCAATAATGGTGTTGACAAGGTCCTGTTGAGCGCTATAGTTTCTTACGCTATTGGGAAATACTGCTGTCATGGGACTCCTTGAACCTAGATGGGGTCTATTATGAGACAAATAGCCAAAAATTGCAGTACATACATTTATGCTATATAATAAATATATGAGACAGGGAAGGGATATACCGACCACAAAGCACCCCGTAGGATTAACGCTATATACCCGTGCACCTGAAAAGTGGGTTTTGGTAGATACTGAAACAGGGCAAGTTTATAAGGGTAATGCTGGAGGATACTGGGATAGGTTAGAACCATTTAAAAGGGGGTTAGAAGATGACAAATAATCTTGAGTTTATACCTGTATCCAAAGAAGCTAAGCTAATAGTTCCAAAACCAAAACCAGCATCTGAATACCTACCAGACTGGTATAAAAAATTAACCCCTGAAAAAGACCCTACTTTTAATTCTCCGGGAAAAGTAGCTAATAGAAGCATCAAACATTGTATGCCCCTACTAGATGCATACAGCCATGGGTATATACAGGAATCTTGGACGGACATTTATATTGAAGTTGTAGGGGATCAGCTTAGGTATCATTTTGCCCAAGAAACACCTAAGATTATGGATCATAGAAATCATGATACCAAGTTCTCTGTATCATCCATATACTATCCTCAAGAGTTTGTCTGGCGAGAGCAATGGATACCAAAATGCCCCCCAGGATATAGCATGCTTTATACCACCCCTTTAAACCATTTTGATCTGCCTTTTACTACCTTATCTGCCGTTATTGACTCAGACAAGTATTACCATGAGTCTACTGGTCAAAACCCATTTTATATCTATAATGGGTTTACCGGTATGATTCCCGCAGGAACACCAATGTTTCAGATGATACCCATAAAAAGATCTGATTGGGAATCTAAAGAGCTTGACTACGATGGAGATGTTAATTTACAACGGCAAGCCTTATTGAGAAAACATATGTACCGTGGTTATCAAAAATTATTCTGGCAAAGAAAGAAGTTTAAATAGTGGACATAAAATTTGTAGTCACTGATTCCGTGGGGCATGACGGTCTTCTTATTGATCCTCCTAAACCAGCAAAATTGACTATACCAATCTGGTATAGAGATATGCAGAGTACTCTTGAAGGTGGTTCTAAATTTGGTATCTCTTTACAAAGCTTACATGCACCAAATTCAACCGTAAAAGGTTGTTCTCCTTTCTTAGATTCTTTGACTGCCGGGTACATGTACTGCGCCCCGCTTGATATAGAAGTTAGAAAACTTGAAGAAGGAAAATTAAGCTACAAATGGAGGTCAAAAGATGAATTTATATCTTTACATAATGCTGACCAATACCCAGGCCTGCCATCTCCCGTAGAATTAGACGGCAATCAAGTTTTAAAATGGGCGTCCCCATTTACGATATCCACACCCCCGGGGTATAGTTGCTTGTTTACTCATCCTTTAAATAGGCATGATCTACCCTTTAGAACTTTTTCCGGAGTTGTTGACACTGATTCCTATGAATTACCTGTCCAGTTTCCTTTTCAATTAATTAAAGATCCTGATGATATACTTATAATTGAAAGAGGCACCCCGGTATGCCAAATTATTCCTTTTAAAAGAGAGTCGTGGAAACACACAAATATAGAAGAGGATTCTAAAGTAACTTCTAAAAAAAGATTTGAACATCACGCAAGAATTGTAAAGTCTTATAAAACCAGAAACTGGAGAAAAAAATCATATGAATAGGCATATGCAATGGTGGTACGCATTAAAAACCATGTTTCATAAAGATTGGTGGACCGGTCCAAATACGGTTGAGTTTTTTGCTTTTGCTATGAAAATTGCAATCATTTTTCCCGGACTTTTGTTTGGAGCAAATATATGGTGGCTTTATATTTTTGCTTTATTCTCCAGCGCTGGTTTAGTTTGGTCTTCTACAGTTAAAACTTTGCCGACACTCGTTTGGTTTAACATTCTTTGGTTTATACTAGCCAGCCTTTATATTGCAAAACACTTTGGGTGGGTACTATGAAAATTACGATTGTTGGTGGTGGAACTGCTGGGTGGATTGCAGCATATTTTATATCAAATGCTCAACCAAATAAACATGATATTACAGTTATTGAATCCTCTGCAATAGGTATTATCGGTGCAGGTGAGGGATCCACAGGTTCGATGATTTCTTTTCTTAGTGGTGGATTTTTTCCTCGTAAAGAGAATATACATGAGTTTGCAGAAAAAACTGATGCGACCCCAAAAATGGGTATTAAACATATCAATTGGGGTAAAACTCCCGGAAGTTATTTTGCACCATTAGATGGTACTAGAACCGCTCAAGAGGCAAATGATTACCTATTTAAATACGCTTTAGCCTATGGTGGAAAAAATATGATGCATCTTGGGTCGGCTATAGGATTGCTTTACGAAAATAAAAATCATAACGAATACTTTGCTTTGCATTTTGATGGCCATAAGGTTGGCCAATTTTTTAAAGAAAAATGTGAACAAGATGGTGTTAAAACTTTAGACGCTGTTGTTAAAGATATTATACTGTCTGAAGACGGTAGTATATCCGAGCTACATATGGATAATCAAACCTCCATTACTTCAGACTTATTTATAGATTGCACTGGATTATCCAGAGTACTTATGAAAAAGCTTGGAGTTAACTGGGTGTCTAAAGAAGATACGCTACCTATGAACACCGCTATGCCTTTTATTTTAGAGTACGAACCTGGTGAAGTTTTAGATCCATGTACTACAGCTACGGCTTTGTCATCAGGATGGATGTGGGATATACCCTTATCTACTAGGCGTGGATGTGGATATGTTTTTGATAGAAATTTTATTACTAAAGAAGAAGCTCAAAAAGAAGTCGAAGACTATCTGGGAAAGCCTATAAAGCCAATTAAATTTATTGAATTTGTTGGTGGATATAGTGAAAGTTTTTGGTATAAAAATGTTCTTTGTTTAGGTTTGTCGGCTGGATTTGTGGAGCCTTTAGAAGCAACAGCTATTCACAACACTATTATTCAAACGTCTATTTTTGTTAATGAGTGTCTAGATTCTTCAGTAGATCGTACGTATTTAGAAAGTAAACGTAAGATGTTTAATCGTCGTATTACATTTTTAAATGAACTTACTGTTGATTTTATTTCAATTCATTATCAAAGCGGTAAATCAGATAGCCCATTCTGGAAAAATATAACAGAGAATAAGATTATCTCAAAAGGCGCTAAAAGAATGATTGATCAATGCAAAGGTATTATTCCGGGATATACATCTATGGAAGGCATGTATGGTTCTGCATCTCAACCTTTGGCTAATTGGGTATTAGCAGGCATAGATATTATTACTCCCGAACAAGCTAAGTTAGATTTAGAACGTCAAAATATGGTGCTTTTTGCTAAAGAAAGATATGAGTCTATTGTGGATGAGATTAAGAGGGATTGGAACAATATTAGATATGTTCCACCAGTAGTTTAATACCTATTGATATAGCCACATATCTTCAGGTTCAACCCAAACCTTATGCTGCGGTACATAAAACCCTAGTTCTTTCATCTTCTTTGCCACAGATTTACCTGCACCTGGACCATAAAAAGTCTGTAGTTTTTCGTCATTTTCAGATGCATACGGGTATTTAATTAGATAAAACTCAGCATATGGAGACCAAGCCGCATAAACTCCGTAGGCATTTTCCGCCACTACTTCCCAAAGATCTACATCTTCTATAGTCATTTCACGGGTGTAATCCCAATCTGTTTTGGGGGGAAGAACGACCTCATTTGAGTCCATCCAATTAGGATCAAAATATTCTCCAAAATCAACAAAGATATTTGCTGTTGTTTTAAAAAATGGCATTATGGCATCCATTCTTTATACATATCGTCCGACACATCAGCGTCAATATTGTAAGACAAAATTGTTTTTCTATTACCAGACTCATTAATTGGGGCTTTATGCATAACAAAGGCTGGGAACACCAGTAGGTCGCCTTCTTTAACATCTACTTCAATTATAGTTTTCTTATCAAAAGGATCAATAAGAGTAGTTTTTGGAGATCCTTCTGGAAACTCTAAATAGTAAACATTAGTCCAGTTTCCGCTATGAGTATGCCATCCGTGTTCAGAACCTTGCAGATATTGTTGAAACCAGATCTCGCTTATCTTAAGCATATCAAAGCCAAGCTCTCTATACATTGCTTGAATTTCTTCTACAAGTTTTGGGGCAATAAATTTAACCCATTCACGGCTCATATCAGAGGCTTTAAACCAATCTGCTTTAGTGATATGAGTTTCAGAAGCTTCATGCTCTGGAGAACGGTACTCAGCTTTATCTAAAAATTCTAACAAAGAATTTTTTACTTCTTCATGGTATTTAAAAGGTTTAATTATATACGGAGTATTTAAACTAAATTTTTTCACGAATTATATTCCTATTCTATGCTCCTGGGTTGTACCTAATAATAATTATACCAGATCCTCCGCTACCTCCAGTAGAAGTAACTTGGGCAGCACCGCCACCACCAGAACCAGTATTAGCACCTGCATTTCCGCCATAAGTATTTGAGTTTTGACCGCCAGTTCCAGCACCACCATTGTTTAAACCGCCAGTACCTCCAGGTCCGTTAGCATTAGGGCCTACTCCACCTCCGCCGCCACCTGCACCACCTGTACCTCCTGGACCAGATTCCCATTCTTCGCCACCTCCGCCTCCGCCCCAGTAATAGTTAGTTCCATTAATAGAATTTTGACGACCTGAGCCACCAGCCCCACCAGAACCTGAAACTCCTAAAGATCCAGCTCCACCAGCTCCCCCACCGCCACCGCCATTAGCGTGACCGGTATTTCCATTTCCAACGTTACCGTATCCTGTAGAACCTGCGCCGGGAGTAGAAGATTGTGTAGATCCATAAGTTTGGTTTAGATTTCCAGTTCCGCCTCCACCCGATCCACCAGATGCACCTGTTTGACGTTCGCCCCAAGCACCTCCGCCACCTCCGCCATTAGCAGTAAGTGTTACAGACCCGTAACCAGTAAATGTTCCAGAAAGACTTGAGTCGCCACCGTTTGCTCCTGAGATTTCTGCATAACGACCTGCACCACCTGCACCAACGTTTACGCTATATGTTCCTGGGGCAATAGCAATTGATGGCAAAACGATCATTCCACCAGCGCCACCGCCACCTCCGTGACGAGAACCTCCAGCACCACCACCAGCAACAATTAAAGCTTCAATATTTCCAAAACCAACTGCAGTAAATGTTGCACTACCTGTACTTGTAAAACTATGTACTGTATATGCACCAGTAGTTGTTATTGTTCCACCAGTAGATCCTGCAAGAGACGTTTTTCCCATCGCAGCTCTTTGGGCACCAAACGTGCCTCTAACACTATTAACAAATGGCATCTGTAACTCCTATGGGTATGTATAACGTACGACAATAATACCAGATCCTCCGGCACCTCCGGAAGAAGGGTCTTGATTACAACCTCCTCCACCGCCACCAGTGTTTGCTCCAGCATCTCCACCGTATGTGTTGGTTGCATTGCTTCCGTATGTAGAAGGTGTTCCGCCAGAGTTTAATCCAGCCCCACCTGTTCCAGGTGCACCACCTGCTGCACCACCGCCACCGCCATTACCACCGTTACCACCAGCATTACCGGCCCAGGTACCTCCTCCTCCACCGCCAGCCCAATAGTAAGAAGTTCCTAAAATTGAATTTGCCACGCCAACACCACCATTGTGGTTTCCATCGTAACGGTAATCCCCACCACGTGCGCCAGCTCCGCCACCGCCACCGCCCCACACATAGGTAGAGTGTTCACAGCCTCCGCCATCATTTCCATAACCTGTGTAACCAGTTCCAGAACCTTGAAGACCGCCTGTTGTAGCATTTACTCCATTACCACCAGAAGCTCCTCCGCCAGAACCACCGCTAGTTGAATTATTACCGGCCCAAGTACCGCCGCCACCTCCGCCAAGAGCAGTGATACCAAAACCAGTTGTATTAGAACCTTTTGCTCCAGCACTTTCAGCATTTAATCCAGGATTTGATCTTCCCGCTCCGGCGCCCACACTTAAAGAATAAGATTGGTTTAATGGGGTAAAGCCAGGGGCAACGATCATTCCACCAGCACCTCCACCACCTGAGTGCCTAGAACCTCCGGCGCCACCGCCAGCAACCATAAGTATGTCTATGCTTATTGCACCACCAGAAACTGTAGATAGATCAAGAGTATTTGCTCCGGTTGTTGTAAAAGAATGCATGCGGTATCCACCGGCTGTAGTTATTGTTCCGCCAGTAATTTTTGACTTATCTACAACACCACGAGTACCTGATTGAGAGCCGTGGGTGCCTCTTACGCTGTTTACAAAAGGCATTTATGCTCCTTAGAAGTTGAGTGAAGATACTCCGTAAACAATCCAAGAACCTGCAGAGGTACGTTGCATTGTAAATGAGAAGATATCAATTTTACCAGCGCCGCTTGTTCCAGTAGGTGCGGTTCCACCAACCCATTTAATTGTTTGACTTACGCCAGCAATTTGGAAAGTAGTTGGGATGTAACCGGTAGAACCTTGTGTCATGAACACGTTAATTGTCATGATACGGCTGTTATCTGTAGGAAGGTTAGTTACGTTAAGAGTTACGTTTCCTGTAGGAGCTGTTCCAATTACGTAAATGTTACCTGCAGACCAGTCAAGTGTTCCTGTATTTGAGGATAAAGTAACATCAACAGTCTGTTCACGAAGTTCCTGAACGTCAGTTGTACCAGAGAATGAAGCTCCACCAGTAATTGTAAGTGTTCCTGCAGCAGTAAGTGTCTGTCCTGAAGGTACTGTCAAACCACCGTTTGCTGTAATTAAGCCAGCGGCAGCAACTGCACCGGTAGAGGCAGTTACGTTAAACTTATTAGTATTAACGTTTACGTCGCTAGTTACTCCAAGAGTACCCGCAACAACTGTGTTACCAGTAGCAGCATCGATTGTAAACTTGTTGGTGTTAACCGCAATAGTTCCTGAGGTTGCTGTAAGTGATAGAGTACCAGTTACAGTAAGACCTCCGCCAACCTTTACGGCACCAGAGGTAAGAAGCGCCCAGGAATTTGTAAGAGTTACGTTAGTTCCAGCAGATGGTGCGGCAAAGTAACCTGTTGCGTAGTCTGTAAATGTGGTTGCATTTGTAGCAGCAATGGTTGTAGATGAACCAAAAGTATTTGTATAAGCAGCAGCTACAGTTCCAGATGATGTTGTATCTGTAATGGTTGCTGCTCCAGAACCTACGTGACGGATACCGGTAGTTGTCCATGCTGGTGATGAGATATTTCCAGCAAAAGTAAGACTTCCGTAAGGGCCGCCATATTGACCTGCAGATCCTTGAACGATAATTCCGCCAACCTTAATTTGATCATAAACAATATCTGCACCAGTACCATAAGTATTTTGGCTATAGTTAATAGCTGTAGTTGGAATAGTACTAATGTTAGAAACAAAATTCCAAACTCCATCGGTATTGTGCTTAGTTACTGCTCCCCAACGAGTACGTGTAGCCGCAGCCACAGTAGCTGTTGATGTAGAGGTGTAATAAGTTGCTGAACCAGAAGCTGAAGTAGATGATACGTTTCCAGCCGTCTTTGCATAGCTAAATGTGTTAGAAGTTACGGCAGTAATTGTGTATTGACCATTGAATGTAGAGTCAACTCCACTAATATCAACAACTGTACCAACAGACATAGCGTGTGTTGCAGAAGTTGTAAGAGTTGCTACGTTAGAAACAAGAGCTTTGTTACTTACTGTATAGACAACTTGACCAATAGTTGTTGAAACAAGGTCAGCATTAGTCTTAGCGTATTTAAATGTTGTTGTTGTATCAACATCTGTAATTGTGTAAGTTCCATTATATGTGGAATCAACAGAAGCAATAACAACTGAATCACCTACAGCAAAACCGTGTGCTACACGAGTTGTAAGAATTGCCTTATTGCTTGACAGCTGCTTATTGATAACTGTTGCTACTGGAAGGTTAGTTACTGTGTACTTACCTTCAGTAATAAGACCTAAATCGTTAGTTGAAGATGAAGATCCTGAACCAGTAAACACAAGTGGAGCAGTAACAGCAAGGTTAGCTGTAGAAACTTGAGTTCCTGAACCACCAAATGTAATGTTACCTGCAATATTTACATCGCCAGTGATACCAACGCCACCGGTAACAACAAGAGCACCTGTTGTTGCTGATGTAGAAGGTGTAGCAATATTAATCTTAACTGCTGTATCAGGAACAATTTCCATTTGAGTACGGCCAGAGGCAAAACCACCAGCAGCAAATACGATGCGGTTACGTGTACCTTGGTTACCTGTAGCAAGTACGAGGTTACCGTAGCCTGTAGTTCCAGTTGGAGCATCAACAAAGATGTAACCGTCGTTAGGTCCTGTAATTCCATAAGTAGCTGAGTTGAAGGTAGAACCAGTCATACCCATATCAATCCAGCCGTGGCTATCGTTACCGTTGTTAGGGTAAGCGATGAAGTCTACGGATGAAGAAGAGTTAGTATTGTGGAAGGCAAACTGTCCATAGCTATCGTTAGAAGATGTAACTTCTACCACAGCAGCGACACCTGTTAGAAGATTATTTGCACCCCATGAAAGTGCAGTGTTATTACCTGAGTAAAGGATACCGCCAACATAAATGTTACCATCTGTCCAAGTAGATCCGGTGATACCTACACCACCTGCAACAGTTAGAGCACCAGTTGTTGCAGATATTGCTGCAGTTGTAATAGCTACGTTTACTGTTGTATTAGGGACAATAGTCATCTGAGTTGTACCAGATTGATATCCACCAGCAGCAAAAACAATGCTGTTAGAAAGACCTGTTCCGTCTGTAGCAAGAACTAAGTTACCGTTACCGTAAGGCTTATGTACAGATCCAAATGGAGATACGTTTACTTCTGAAATAGGAGAAGCAGTAGTAGCAAAGCTAATAGTTGTGCTTGTAATACCAGTAATTGTGTGCTTACCGTTAAATGTTGAGTCAACACCTTCAATAACAATTGCATTTCCAGTTGTATATCCGTGAGCGTTACCTGTTGTAACTGTTGCTGTAGAACCTACAATTTTTTTCTTTGTAATATCATGTGTTGTTCCACGAGGAGCAGACATAAAAATGTATCCATCATGTGGACCAGTAATTCCATATGTAGCACTGCTAAAGGTACGAGAAGCAATACCCATATCAATCCAGCCATCGGTATTATTACCATCAGCTGTATAAGCAATAAAATCATTAGATGCATTTGAAGCATTTGTTGTATTTACTGTAGCAAATTGTGTAAAATCATTTGAGGCTGCAGCAAAAATTGCTAAAGCATCTGAAATAGTAGAGTTTGTTTCAAATGTTTTTGCATCATTACCCTGGTTGTCTCCAACATACTCCATATCAAGATATGCTGTTGAAGCCCAACTAGTATTTGTTCCATCTGTAGAAAGAAACTTCTTTGAGTTTCCGGATTGATTTGGAAGACCTTGTTGACCTAAAGCAATAATAGTTAGGTTAGTTTCAGCGCTTGCTGCTTGACTAGCTGTGTGGGCTCCGATAACAATGTATGTATTTTGACCATCAATTACAACGTCATTAACTAAGTACGCAGTACCGCTGGTGTATGTTCCACGGTATCTAATACCTTGAGTTATTAGTGTCCAGTAAGTGGTGTTTGTAGGAGCATTACCAATAGTGGCAGTAGCACTTGTGTAAACATACACGTTTGCGCCATATGTGACCACATCATTGTAAGAATACTGGTTGGCAGAACCATAAGCACCTAACCAGTTAAAGCGAAGTTTACCCAGGTCTAGAATCTGAGCCATTTAAAATACCTCCATAATAAGGTGTCCGTTACTCCAGGTAAACTGAAGGGTGTTATATGTCCACATCCAACTTTTATAGTCATTTGGTCGGATGTTGTTGCTGTCAGGCAGACTAATAGTACCATCTCCTGCTATTTTATCAACGCTAGCTTGCCCTGTTTGGTCATTTAATCTTACCCCATAAAATACCTTATCTACAATATCCTCAAGAGTTGGAGAGTATGTCGGGTCAATATTTAGAGTATTGCCCGCTATAGTAACTGGGGTTACTGAGGATGCTGTAGTTATGGTCATTATTTGATTCCTTGGGATAGGTAAGCAGTAATGGTTATGGCATTAGCTACTGGACACATAGCTTTAAGTATATCACCAGAGTTTAAAATAACCTCTGTAAGAACCCCGGCAAGTTGACCTTCTGGGTTACCGGTACGCTGATCTCCAGAGACTAGGGGTAGAACAGCATACTCTTGCTTCCAAACACGCTGATAGCTAATTTGAAGGTCTGATCCTCCACGGTTAACGTACAGGTATACTGGAAGTATTCCGCCAGAACTATTAGTAATTAAAACTGAATTTACCATTGTTTTTTGACTAGCAGTCCAAATAGTTGTATTTGTAGATGCAGAAGTTAAGGCAACAGTAGCTGCTGCTGCTGAACCTGTGCTACTTGCACCTACCGGATATGCATAACCTTGTGCCATAGTATCCTCCTATTATGCTATCTGGGCCATACCCTGGCCGTGGAATGAGATGTCTGTTGACCCTGCTACATAAACAGAGTCTCCCTGATTAACTGCAATCTTTGCTGTTGTGTAAGAATTTTGAGACGGTATAGGTAAGTTATAAACAATATGCGCCCACTGTGTAGATGCAGTGTCTCCCGAATGCTTTACAAATATGTATATTACCCCATCAGTAATAGCTAAGTTAGTAGCTGTTACTTCTACCAAATAAGCAGATGGAGTTGTATATAGAAGAGTTGGGCTAGATGTTGGTGTGCTAGCTGCTGAAAGGTACTTAACACCTAAGTCAGATACAATAACAGTCATTAGTCGCTCCAGTAATTAAAGTTAGTAATTGGGGCAACACTTGCTGAACCACCTGCTTGAAATTGAGTCCAAGAAGTTCCGGTGTAATAAAACATAGCGTTGCTAGCCGTATTATAGTACATATCTCCCGCACGAGCCGTAGGCGTAGTTGGGTTAGACGCATACGCAGGTATGTTTACAGGAGTTAGATTTTGACGGCTCATTGTCTATTATCCGTGGATAACTACTCTGTAAGCATTTGAAGCTGGTGCAGAAGAAAATGCCAAAGTAACTGAGTTTACAGTGCTGTGAGTCACATCAGTCATTACTTCTGCGTATGTAGATGAATCATAGATAGCTACTGTTACGTCACGAGTATTTAGGTTGTGAGTAACTGAAATTGAGGTTGCTGCACCATCACCAATAGTTGCTGCATACTTACGTACTACAACATCTGTGTTGATAGCTACTTGGTTAGTAGTAGCAGCTCCTGCTGCACCTTGAGCTGTGGTTGTGATACCCAGACCAGGTGTGACAGCAATTGTATTTCCGCTGAATGTAAGGGCGCCGTTAGTAGCATTAACCCAAGTACCAACACCAGAGAACTGTGAGAAGTTGATGGCATCTGTGCCAATCTTGATTCCCTTAGGTGGGGTTGTAGCTGTACCTTGGTTTGATTGGGTCCAACCAGTTGTTCCATAAGTAGAACCATTAACAACAAATACAAAGTCACCCGCAGTTACTTGACCAGGAATGTGGTTATCAGAATCTGTTGCACGAGTAAGAACTGCACTAACACCAGTTGTACCAGCGGTTGTTACTTTATAAATACCGTTTTGCGATGCTGTTGTCTGGTTCTTTAAAAGTACACGATCGTTAAGAACAGTTGTATAACCATCAATTACTAGAGCACCTGTAGCTGTTACAGTAAATGTTGCTCCTACACCGGTTCCATTAGAGGCATCAGAAGATCCCGCAACATATGTACCAACAATATTTGCAGTAGAAGCTACTTGAACTTCATCGTGAACGTTAAGGCCTTGAGCAACACCATCAACGTAGTTTTTAGTTGCAGCATCTTGAGCGTTAACTGGGTCAGCAAGATTTGTAATCTTGTTGCTTCCCATAGAATAATCAGCAGTTGCTGTAGCAAGAGCGTTAAGGTGAATTCCACCGTGATCTGCATCTGTGTGGCGGTGAACGTGATCTGCACGAGCTACTTTAAGAGATGAACCTTGAGCGTTAGCTGTGTTGAAGTAAGCCATATCTGCTGTAAGGCCATAAGGCATTGATGGAACCCAGTTAGCAGATGAGCTGGTTCCGTTAGAAACATAAAGAACGTTGTTGGTTGTGTCTAGGTACATTGAACCTGTAGACAATGGGGTTGTGCTTGGAGCACCTGCAGCGTAAGCTACACCACCTACTGGGGCCCAGCCAGTACCTTCATAAACTTTTAGTTGGTTGACAGTTGTGTCATAGTACATCTGTCCTGTGACAGGACCAGATGGAGCTGCAGACAAATTTTGGATAGCAAAATTTTGCAACTCATTTTTGTTTAAATTAACGGGTGTTAAAAATAAACGGGCCATTTATTTCAATCTCCTTACGACAGGTAGGCGTTTCCGCTGAAAGCTGATTGAAAATGTAGGATCATGTTATTTTGATCCACGTATGTCATTTCGCCTTCTACGATCGTCCCTGCTGAGTCTACAACAGTTACGTTTGGATGGAAGTTTAAATTGTGGTTAATTGTCCAGGTAGCGCTTGGAGTCTGCTGGGTATAGGCAAAAGCCACTGCCGGAGTGTTGGAAACGTCCTGAACTGTGTAAATAACCGAGGCCGGCTCAACAATGGTCGTAATATCTGGAATTTCAATTCCATAGGCGGGTTGTGGCTCCCAAATAGTTCCACTCATAGTGTTACCTGTTTCTCTGTAAAGACTTTACCTGTCAAGTAGGTCTTAACTGTCCCATTTGGAGCAGTCATCTGAATATCGTAGTAAGAAGTATACGGCAAAGTAGCGGTTACAGAAGCAGGTAGTGTAATTCTTAAACTGTCAAGTACAGTATTGCTGCTGTAAGAGTATTTTGTAAAAGTAAATGTTCCTAAGATAACTGGACCAACTTGGGCATAATCTTGCTGAGTGTACAACCTGATTTGTCCAGCAGGTGTGTATCCAGCAATATCAAAGGCAAACTGGAATTCCATATCAAAATCGTCTCCAGCGTACATAGAGATGTCTCGGTTGATGACATTTCCTGGAGGTGTGATATCGCCATAGTCTGGTAGGTTTAGGCGAACACGCTGTGGAATAGACCAGTCATCAATCTCTTGAGGACGATATACAGGCACAAGGCGATTTGTCATGCGGCTAATCCTGCGTAGGCTGAGAGTCTCGATGCGGTAAAGGCCAATACCCAGCATAGAGCAAAGCTCCTTATACTGCTCTTTACGCATCTGGATCATTTCCGTTAATTGACGGAAACGTTCAGAGCGTGGAATTGACACACCATCTGGTGAGATAATGTCAATGTCAAAAGCTGAATCATTAGCTAGGGTGTAGAGAGCCATAGTAGAGGCAAGAAGAACCAGCGGGTATTCGTCTACTGGAGGAAGTAAAGCAATTTGGGTTACACGGCTACCATTGCTGTCAGTTGTATGAGCAGCGTGCTCAATAAAAGCATTATTTATATAATAGGATATTTCAGAGTCTGTAAAGTAACGGTAAGCCTGACCGTAGACTGTGACAACAGCATTATTTGGAGGGGTATAGGATGTAAAGCTTAATACTCCTACGCCTTCTTCAATTGTTACAAAAGAACTTTTATCTGCCCCATTGACAAAGACTTTAAGAGTATATCCCTGAACAGGTGCTTGAGAAAGTTGGTAGCGGGTATCAATACCATTACCGGTAAATGTATCAGTAAAGGATCTGGCGATATCGCCAATCTCTGCTCTTAGTCTATCTGAGAGCTGCTTTATAGAAGCCACAAATCCTCCGATTGCTTTATGCGCTAATCATCCTGCATAATCATAAATAAATCTATATAAAAAAGGCCCCACTCCTACAGGAGGGCGGTTGTAGGAGTGGGACTATTAGACCTTGTACGGCTTACAAACGGTCGTACAAGTAACCTTTTTCTTTGAGATGGTTCGCTACAGCTTGTGTAACCTTGTACTTTTTACCTGCCTGGAAAGAGTAATGGTTGCCCGCTCCGATTGTCATCATTTCAATGTCTTCTGCAACACGTACGACAACTGAGTCGTCTGCGAGGCTTACGCCGAGATCTTCAACCTCATCAATTACGGTTGGAGCTTCAGGTGTTGTCATATCTACAACTTCTGTAGCATCACGGTAATCTTTTGCCGCTGTTGCCATAGACATTTCGCCTGCACGAGCTGCTAGAGCTTCTGCGTTGGCCTTAATCATTTCTTCTCTTTGACGTCCTGTAACGTCAGTAACTTTTGCTTTTGCCACGATGTGTATTCTCCTGTTAGATTGAATTTAAGGTGGGGGAGGGTTTTACCCCTCCCCCGGTACTGCTTATTTAATTAGTTGGTTTCTGCGATAACTACAGATTGGTCAGTGATAAGACCAAGACCGTAGATTGCATACCAAGCAAGTGCGTGCTCACGACCGAAGTCTAGGATACCACCGTCACGAAGCTCAACTGGAAGTGAGATTGCGTGTCCGAAAGCGTTGTCTCCGATGAAGATTGCTGAGTAGCGATCTCCAGCTGAGATTCCGTTTGCAGTTCCTGAAGCGTTACCTACCTTAGTAGCAGGGGTTGTGTAACCTCCACCAGTTGGGTAAACGATTGATGCTGGGTCAACAGCTGTATCAGCTGTGTAACCGTTACCTGCACCGTTTACAACCTTCTGGATTTGAGTTGTCTCAATGAATACTGTGTCGTATAGACGACCGATTTCACCGAGCATGAAGTTACCTGGAGCAGCGTACTTGGTGACTTCGATAAATTCTGGAAGGTCACGAAGACGACGTGATTGGTGAGGGTGAACGAATGCGACGTATGTCTCGCCCAACCTTGGGATGTTCTTGGTTGCTAGTGTCTCAACTGCGTCCTTAACGGTACGTGTTGTGAGGTATGAAGCACCTGTCAATGTTGCACGTGATGTAGCAGCTGTGCCATATCCGTACCAGTTGTTGACTGCTGTGAGGTTAGAACGATCTTCACCGTAGATGACTGAAGAAGCAGCCATAAGTGTGTCACGAGCCTGGCCATCAAGGTAGAGAGCCATGTTACGTCCAAGAAGACGTGAAGCTGATGCCATAACGTCATCGAATGATGCGTTAAGAAGAAGTTCTGATACTGCG